TAAATGTTTCACCGTACTCGGTTCGATAAGTATGAATAGTAAAGAAAGCGGTAAAATTTATTATGAACACGAATTAGATAGACCGGGCAACAAATGGACTTTTAGAAAAGTAAATGCTAAGCTGGTTGTTAAGGAGTGATACAGAATGAATAATGTAGACTTTTGGGTTGAGGAACTGACACACGACACTAACCCCGAACATTTCAATCACCACGAAAATTTTATACCGTATATGCACGATGAGAAAATTAGTAGTTTTGGTAATTGGATGTGGAACAACGGATATAATGTAGGTCTTGTTAATCTGCAAACAAAAGTAAACACATATTGTATTCCGCAAGAGCACGAAACAACTACGTTTAAGCCGATAGCCACAGATACAAGAGGGTATGCAAATCAATTTGAATGTGCTGTGTGCGGATGCACAGTTAGCAGAGCATACTATATGCGACCAGAGCAGTTTGATTATAACTTTTGCCCATACTGCGGCAAACCTATTGCGGGGAGCAAGGAGTGATATTTGATGAGCAAGAAATCTAATCGTCGAAAGTTCATACGTAATATTAGAGAGCAATATGGCACCCTTGATGAATCTATTGACTTTCATGTTACTATCACTACCTATGCGCTAGCTAAAGAGAATAGCCGTAATGATTGTCATGAAGAGTTTATTAGAGAGATGACAGAACCTGATACTAAGAACTTGATATTTAATCGTAGCGAGATGGATTGGATCATAGATACGTTGAGGAGAGATTGATATTTATGGACATCGATAGACTTATTAGAAGAGATGAACAAGAGGAACTAGAAAGATGTCGTGCTGAGATTAACACGTATCAGTGGAAATCTGTCGACAATGAGTTGCCGAAGTACGACGGCGAGTATCTTGTTATAGTTCAACACGAATTTTCATTTCCGGGTCTTGGATATTCTCACACAATGAAAGGTCGTTTCGTAGCGCTTTATAATGCTCAATACAAAGACTGGATGGTAATGCATGACGTTGTTACTCGTGACGTAACCCATTGGATGCCTTTACCGCCTATGCCCGAAAGTGAGAGTGATGCAGAATGAGCGGATGGATATCTGTAAAAGACAGGATGCCCGAACCAAACACTGTAGTTTTAGTCTATTCTAATAAAAAAGGAGTGGTTATTGATTTTTTTTGACAGTTATCTTCTGACTGGTGGAGAACAATTTTTAAGTTCTTCGGATGTTACCCACTGGATGCCGTTACCCGAACCACCAAAGGAGAGTGATATTTGTGAGTAAAAGTAAATGGATTACTACAAAAGACGGCAAACGTATCAAAATACAAATTTACTGGGTATCAGTCAAAGACAGGTTACCCGAAAAGTATGAGGAAGTCCTTGTATATTCTGCAAAATATGGTGTACAGGTGGACTGGATTGCAGATAATACAGATTATCTTTGGTGGAATTATGGTGAATTAGTCACCCACTGGATGCCACTTCCCGAACCGCCAAAGGAGTGATATTTAATGCTTGAAACCAAAGACACTAATCCCATGCACTTCTTTGAATCAACTGATCAATATTTCAAGATAATACGTAAAAAAGGTGTTAAAGAATATGGTAAATGGATGTTTAATAATGGTTACAATTCAGCTCTTGTCGAATGCAGAATAAAAGTTAAAGGATTAGAACAAAAAATAGAAAAGCTTGAGGAAGTGATAAAGAACTATGAGGATAATTAAACCATATATCGAGGTGCTGGATTGTCCAGATGGCCTTGATATTTTAAAGCTGATCGAACTATGTGGTCGAGTATGCTATAAGAGCGAAGACAAGATCACCGAGGATAGCGCTCAGAGGTTCGTGAAGTCAATAATCAAGAGTGGACATGAGAGCGTACTGGAGCATGCAAAGATCACTGTAAGAGTCGTATGCGATAGAGGTATAAGTCATGAGATTGTACGTCATAGGCTTGCATCATATTCACAAGAAAGCTCTAGGTATTGCTCATACACAGGCGAAATGATATTTATCAAGCCTTGTTTCTGGGATGAAGGAAGTAAGGAATATGAAGTTTGGTATAACTCAATGAAGAATGCCGAAGAGACTTATATATTCCTTGTAAACGGTCTTAGATGTAGACCTGAAGAAGCTCGTGATATTTTGCCGAACTCACTCAAGACTGAGATTATTATGTCTATGAATCTTAGAGAGTGGAGACATTTCTTTAAGCTTCGTTTGTCGAACAGGGCACATCCTCAAATGAGAGAGGTAGCACAGTTGATATTTGACGAACTTCATAACCGCATACCTATCGTATTCGACGACATCGAAACACAGGAGACATGACATGCATAAGAAAAAGTATGTAAACACCAAACCCTCACTCGAGAAACGTAATGATATTTTCGAGGGGTTCAAGTATTTGGCTGAACAAAACAGGGAAGCATCTAAACCAGTTACCGTGATAGACAACGAAATAGCAACTGTCTATATCGGTCGTGGTCAGGTGCTTACTGGTAATCTGGCTACACTGGCTGGGATAGACGATGATGACGAAATTGATATTTCAAACGTTCCAATGTCGTGTGAAGCCATCATACCTAACGCAGTTCGTGAAAGTCTTGGACTTGAGGCAGTAAATAATGATATTTCAGATAGAAGAAATTGAAACTATAAAAAGGAGAAGATTAACCATGATAAAAGAATTCTTTAATGTTGACAAGCCCGCACCTGAGAAGATACATCTTGATATTACAGACAAGGATCTTAACAATCGTAGTGACCTCTATGATACGATACTCCGAGCTGTGACTGCTAGTTTCCACAGACTCTTTGGGACTAAAGAGCTTTACAAGATATCTATTGATATTCGTCTGGAAAAACGTATGACCAACAAGAAGGAGGTCAAAGAGGTAGAAGATGAAAAGACAGAAGAAAGGACATCGATCGAGGCAGAGAAGACCGGTAACGTGGAGAGCCCTGCTAAGGATTTTAAGGGTAATAAGTATCACGTTGGATACGATCTTGCTAATAAGAAAGAATGATATTTAATGTTCTGGAAATGCGAAAACGGTGCACTTGAAACATTTGACTATGATAAGGATGTTAAAGACAAAGAAACCGAAATCCATACATATGACAACGCTCGCATATGGTATGACGATCCGCCTGTGATATTTACAATGTCCAGAAGCAATGGTTGGCATATTAAACTTGCTATAGAAGTCGATGGAAAGAAATATGACATATGCTATAAGATGTATGATATTCGTCGACTGATTAGCTGGCTTATCAAATCGTATAAAGATTTATTTGGAAAATGATATTTGGAGGTAACGATTTATGAGAGTAATTACAGCACCTGAATCTTGGGAACTTGATGGAGATGAAATAGCAGTATTCCTTGCTGGTGGAATTTGCAAGTGTCCTGATTGGCAGAAAGAGGTTATTGATATTCTGTCGAGCATGTCCGAAGAGTCTACTAAGAATCTCGTGATATTTAACCCGAGACGTGAGAACTTTCCTATAGGTGATCCTAATGCAGCACATGAGCAGATCGAGTGGGAGTTCCATGCTCTTGAAGCCTGTGATATTTTCTCGATGTATTTCTGTGGCGGGGAAAGTGATCAGCCAATATGCATGTATGAACTTGGTAGAAACATTGCCCGTATGCAGATGAGATATCCTCTTGATTGGGACGACAGAATTGTTATATCTTGTGAAGAGGGATACAAGAGAGCTAATGATGTAAAGATTCAAACTTCACTTGCTACCGACGATATGGTAGGCGTACTTGATGTACTCAACGGTTCGAACAAAGCTAATATTGAATATCTTAGAAAAAATCATGCGATGATGATACAGAAGTCGTATAGAGTATTAACTGCAATGTTACTTGACAAGTGATATTTAATAAGAGAGTGTGATTATTCATGCTCTCTTCTTTTGTCTAATTCGCGATTCGCAAAGTTTACATATTCTTATATGAGAAGAATAACTTTGCTTAATGCAAAAGGAGGAATTATTATGACGAGAACTAATGATAAGAACAGACTTTATATAGAAGCTATGAAGAAAATGGCTTCAAACACAAAGCCTGTAGTAGACAAGAAGTTTGAAGAAGAAATAACTGAGCTTATGCTCGGCAAAGGTTCTTTCAAGAAGATAGAGGCTATAACCAAGATGAGAGGTTAACAGCCTCTTCTCTTTTTCTTTATTTCGTGATTTGCACTTCGCAAAAAATACACGTTCTTTAATGGAAGACGAGTGATGTATGTTTTTATACAGACACTCTCTTCTTTTTCGTTTATCGCTTTATATTTTTAGGAGGTAATGTCTAATGAAAGTATTTATATCTGGACCTATGAGAGGTTATCCTAACGACAACAAAGAGGCATTCGACAGATGTGAAGCGAAACTAAAAGAGTATGGTTTCTCAGTATTTAATCCTTCGTGGCTGAGATATGACTCGGAGTGGGATCGTAAAGACATGCTCGAGCTTGATATTTGTGCGTTGAATAAGTGCGATGCTATTTGTCATCTTCCGGGATGGGAAAAAGCATCAGGTGCAGTGTTTGAGGATACATACGCTCAGACTAACAACTACATCGATCTTGAGTATGAGGAAGACGGTTATATTTACTTAGTTCTGAGAGCATGTGGGGCACGTTGGGATATTGAAGATATTCCTAGCAATAATAAACGCAATCGAGTAAATGGATGGAGGTATGCCTTTGATAAGATGACTGAACTTGACAAATGGATGGAACAAACAGGAGAAGATTGGAGCGAAATAGCAAAACTTCATTACGAAAAACATCATACTAGAATAAGCCCTGACACACTTAAAATGCAGGCGTTACAGTATGGTGTTTGGTGTGGGCAACGGCATAAGAAGAACTATGAATGAATGATTGATATTTTAGGAGGTAATTTTATGAATAATATTTCAAAAGAAAAACTTAAAATTATACTTGACAATCATCAGCATTGGATCAGGAAAGATACTGATGGATGGGAAAATATGAGAGCTGACCTGCGTGGAGTTAACCTGTATGGAGCTGACCTGAGTGGAGTTAACCTGTATGGAGCTAACCTACGTGGAACTGACCTGAGTGGAGCTAACCTGAGTGGAGCTAACCTGCGTGGAGTTAACCTGTATGGAGCTAACCTACGTGGAACTGACCTGAGTGGAGCTAACCTGTATGGAGCTAACCTGTATAGAGCTGACCTGAGTGGAGTTAACCTGTATGGAGCTAACCTGAGTGGAGTTAACCTGTATGGAGCTAACCTACGTGGAACTGACCTGAGTGGAGCTAACCTGTATGGAGCTAACCTGCGTGGAGTTAACCTGTATGGAGCTAACCTACGTGGAACTGACCTGTATGGAACTGACCTGTATGGAACGGACCTGCGTGGAGCGAAAAACATTCCTTATGTTCCCATGAATTGTCCTGATAGTGGATCCTTTATTGGTTGGAAGAAAGCAGTTAAATATAAAATCGCGGAGGTTATTGTTAAAATACAGATAACCGAGGATGCTAAAAGATCGTCTGCTACGGGAAGAAAGTGTAGATGTTCTAAAGCTATAGTTCTTGAATTTCAGGACATAGAAGGAAATATTATTGATATTCCAAACGTTAGAAGCCATTATGACCATGATTTTATTTATCGTGTCGGGGAAATTATTGAAGTTAATGATTTTGATGACAATAGATGGAATGAATGCGCATCCGGTGTTCATTTCTTCATAAATAGACAAGATGCAGTTGACTATAAATTTTAATATTTATAAAAAGAAAAACGGAGGTAATGAATCATGAAAGAATACGGCATGCGTAAATTTGTTCCCGGTCAGATTATATTTGCAACGATTAACACTAGTGCACTCAACGGTGACATAACTAAGAATAGACCTTATCTTATTATTGCATCAAACAACAGACGTATCGTGGTTCTCAAGATGACCCATAACGGCGAATATAGTAGTAACTGGATATATTCTCTCGAGGATATTGACGGTCAGACAAGCAACATCATTTGTGACTGCCCCATAACAGTTAATGTATCGACCATCATAGAGAACTACACTCATGATAAGTTCCTCACACCTGAACTGTTTAAGGACGTATTCAAGAAGTATCTTGCGGCTATGATTCATCAGTCCGTAGAAGATTTTCTTGATGATCCTGAGACGGTTGACAGTGTAAGAAACGAGATACATAATCATGATGAGAGACTTCTTAGTTATTCGAGACTGGCTATAACATATTCCGACGACAATGATATTTCGGACGACGAGGAGACTGAGAGCACCGAGGATCGTGATACAATAATAGAGATGACTCCTACTCCTATACCTGTTAGCGAACCTGCTCCGACTGTGACAGTAACACATAAACTCGGTTCGGTTAAGCCGGGTGCTGAAGCTGCTAAGGTAGCTAAGTCCGGGTCGAAGTCTAAGAAAAGATCGTATGCTCATTACCGTAGACTCGATCCTACAAGAGATTATATTCTGGCGACGGATTGCTTCTTGTTTAACAAGGGGTGGACTAAGTCAGATGATATCTCTATAGCTCTGTCTAAGCTCGGTCTGAAGAACTCCAAGTTTATTATGGATGACCTTAAGAATCGTAACAGGGTTGTCTATATGAACAATAAATATAACGTTACTCTTAAGTCGGGTCTCATCACGAACAAAACTAAAACTTCTTCAAATGCGAAGGAGTATGCTCGTGAAATCATAGCTGACTGTGAGAACGTTGGTTTCGAGAAGGCTGGTCTCATTTGGGCACGTGGCACTGAATTTATGAGGAAAAACTACTGGAAGTTTAAGGAGGAACTTTCCAGCAAATCCTATGACGAAGCGAAAGGAGCGTGATATTTTATGAAGTTTTACACTTTAATCGAAGAATACAGACTCAAAGAATTCATCATTGAGGCTAAGGACGAAACAGAAGCAGAAGAAAAGCTCATGAAGACGTATAAGGAGGGACAGATTAACATGTCAGATGCTCTTCCTTATTGTCTTTATGTAGCGGTTGAGCATGACGAGGCAGATCTCGATGTTCCCGGCTGGAGTGAGTATGCTTTGGACACATACAACAAAGCCGTACCTAAAGAGGAGGTAAAAGAATGAGTTTGTATGTTACAACACTTAGTCATCATCCTATAATTAAAGGTGTGCATCATCGCAACAATGATATTTATGGTATGTGGCCTTGTGATGAGGAAATCTATCCTTTACTCAGGGTTCTCTGGGATAAGAAGTATGTTACAGAGTATTCCTGTTCAGGTCATGTAGTAAGAACATGTTCTGATTTTAATACTGTTATAGATTCTCCTGATGAAGACTGTTATATTCTTCTTGAAGTAGATACTGTACGCAATGATATTTCAGGAATGAAACATGGTTGGGCGTATGTTCAGAAAGATAACGTATGGGATCAGGTAATTAGGATGGCTAATCAAGCCGAGGTAGCTATTCCTTCTGACTTCGTACAGGACATATTTAATCCTAGAATCAATCGATTTGTACATACCGTGATTAAGAAGAACGGTGGAGACTATGGTCAGTTCCGTAATTTCTGCAATCGACTTAGTGGTGGAGGGGTAAGATATACTCTTAGAGCCAAGATACCATCAAGAACCCACAAAAAACTAATTGATGATGTCGCTCCATATCTTGAGTGGTATAAGAAGCTTCTTAAATGTAGGAGTGATCTTATGAAACTCGTGGAGAAGCTGCCGGATAACGTTAAGGAGGATTGATATTTATGAATGAACATGATCGTGAAGACTTAGATTTCAGCATAGAGCAAATACTAGCGAGGGTTCAGAGTATGCCTGAGGAAGTAAGAGAAGAGGTATATTCTATGTTCGAGGCGGATGACAATCTTAACTTCGAGCTGAGTGAGGATTGTCTGGCTTCGGATTTAGATAACGTAACTAAGGCTCGTAAGTCTCTGGAGATGGCTAAAAACGGTCTGATGAAAGAACTTGGTAAAACTCAGCTAACTCCGGTTGACAAGGGTAAACTTCTCTCTATGCTGGCTACATGTGAATTCGTGCAGAATATTATCGAGGATATTCATGAGAAGAAGTTTATTAATCTCGGGACATATCTTAGATTTAAGATTTGCATGGACGAAATAGCCACCAAGCATGAATACTTTAGAGATAAGTATGAGAATTTGTGAGTTTTAGTTTATAGGTAGAGGATTGATATTTATGAAAGTAAAGTTCGATACGTTGAGGAAAATTAAGTTCTGTCCGAATATTGGCTATAGAATTAAAGATGGCTGGGAGGTACTTGATGAGTATTTCCCAGTTGTTTTTGTGCCTATCGAGATAGAGGAGGCGGCTAATCAGTGTTGGTCGGCTGTGGTATTTAGAGACAAGGTAACGGGTAAGACTAAGATGCTTAATTTCTTGGTCATACCGTCTTATACAGCCAAGGACATAGCTGAGGGTAGAGCTATAACGTACGCACTTACTAATGAGGAAAGAGATGATATTCTCGATCAGCTGTTAACAGAGAGGGTCGATCTCAATGGATATTTGAACGACCTCGATAAGCTAATGTTTAGGAGGTATGGTGAATGAATACTTTTTCTAAGATTTGTTGCTGTGGTGGAGAGGCTAACACGGCATATACAATAATAAAGATGATCTATACTAACTGTATGAAAGATCCCGAAGAAGGTAAACCTGAATACTGGGATACCGAAGAATGTCTTCAGCAGCTTAAAGTATGCAGACAGTCAGCTGAGGATTTAGTTGAAAAACTTGATGCGTTGATAGGAGAATTAGAATGATTACATTGATATTCGATAAGAGAAGTCCGTATTTTGCTGATGGTAGTACAATTAATATGACATTCGTCGAGTTATGCATAGAAAACTTTATTAATAAGGCTTGTGACCGTGCTAAGATTGATGGCGGACCTATATTTGTTAATGAGCTTGCTGATTTAATGCTTATTCCTCGTAAGAAGATCGGTTTTCTTTATGGATGGTCACTTAATCCCGAGACAAACGCTGAAAGACTTAGAGGCGATATTAGTTATGAGGCAACTAATGACGAAATAATCATTAAAGTCGTAACAGATGGAATAGTGATTGATGAGCTGGAGGATTGATATTTATGGATTGTCTATTTTGTTCATTAAAAAGCACGGGTAAAGTAAATGATACCGAGTATCTCATAGGAAATGATGGTTGGACTAGCTTGTATACGGCTAAAGATAAAGATAACAAACTTTACATTTACGCGTCCGGTGAAACGATCTCTAGCTGGTATTACCCAAAGTTCTGCCCTGAATGCGGAAGGCAAATAAACGATGGAACGTTAGAAGAAAGGATAGATTGATATTCGCACCTCGCAAAAAATACACCGTATATTATGGACCGGTTAATAATTTAAATTTAGGAGGTTAAATTATGACTTGGATTTGGATGTAGGGAATTGAGTTTAATGGCAGATTCGACTTATAGGCCAATAAGTTGGACTGTTGACATGCTCTTTTCCCGTTATTCGTTTTATGGAGGTGTTAGTATGATATTTAAACTAATTCTATTCATAATATACATAATAGTAGGACTTATTAATCTACTATTAACTGTTTTGTGTGTGCCTTTATATTTCTTGATGATTATTCGTGTGGCGGTTCAGGGAGTTGCAAATGGCACTTTGAATGAACGTATCACTGATGAAGACACTAATAAAATGTCGGCAGTTATATGGGATTATGTCAGGAGATACATTATTGGCCTTGATATTTTAGATAGATTTATGGATTACGTCGATTCTAAGCTTGGTATAACGGCTAAGCTTGATGAGATAGACAAGAAGAATGAGGATGACGATAAGGAGGATTGATCGTATGAAGTACATTCTGTTTCCCTTTAAGTTCGTGGTTTTCGTGGCATTCAAGATCATATGTTATATATGTGTCTTTATAGCTCTGCCATTTGTCGTGGTTAGAGGTATTACAAAGGTTAATGAGGACCCGGTAAGAGCATCTACGAAGAACGAAGATGTGAGTCACGAAATCGCACAGGAGATCACACAGGCCTTTTATCTTGACGTCCTTAAGAAAACACTATGCAAGATAGAAGACTGGACATTCAAGGATTTAGTTAGAAAGGAGGATGACTAATGGACATGACTATAGATAATCTCTATGATGAGTATTTGATTCACGGTATGGATGATGGAAATAGCGACGATGAAAAATACACTGTCAACTACCGTGATGATTCAGATGACGAGGAGGATGACGAAGATGAGTGAATTAGTGTTCTTCATCATGGCTTTCATCGGACCGGTGAGTCTTTTATATTTAGCATGCTCTCTGTCGCCTAGGGTCAGGGAGCTATGTGACGAATTTGGTAAACTTGAACGTAAAGCATCATGGATATTTGACTGGGCGCTTGAGAAACTTGATTTGGATGAGGAGGATTGATATCCTATGGGAGCGGTTTTGTATTACAGCGAGACGGATGCTAAGAGAAAAGACGAAAGCTGTGTTATACCTGATGACGAGAAGTTTAAAGCTTATCTAAAAGAGGAGGAAGCTTGTTACAAGTATGATCAGGGAATAATCTCGATCATAGGTAAGCGTCAATCGTCGGTATGTTATGAGGAGTTTGATAAGAACGATAAAGACATAGACATAACTATTTATATTTGGCCGAATCTTTGATGATAAAGGAGAATTGTCTTATGTATGTTAATAAAAGTACAATGGAAGAATTTGATGAACTCGCTAATGCTAATCTGGAACTTCAGGGTCGTAAAGGGGATATAAACGATCTAGTCAGTGGCTATAGTTCGCTTGATGATGATGGACTCGTTTCTGAGTTTGCTAATCAGCTTGAAGGTTTCAAATCTCTTCGTGACAATATGGATTTAACTCTCGTGGTGGATAATATTCCTGCTCAGATAAAGGCTACGTGGTTGTCTCTCAAGGTTGATCTGTGTAAGATCATTAGCATACATGAGAGAATTCTTGAGGAACCTGAACTTATATTCTCTAAGATTAATCCTAACGGTATGTCTAATGAGGAAAGAGATCGTAGGCTTGAAGAGCTTCTGGGTATGTCAGGTGATGAGTATTTTAGAATGCTAAATGACACTATGAAGAAGCTCTTTATTGTAACTGGATATACTAAGATGCTGCAAGAAGGAGGTGAGTCGTGATGCTTTCCGACCACAAACAATGCATAGACTGTATTTATGCACAATGGGGTTACAAAGACGGCGGAGCAATTAAGCGATTCGTCTGGTGTAATCATCTCGATCGTACTGGTGAAAAACATGTCGTGGAGAATGATATTTGTCAGTCGAAGGTTACTAAGGGTGAATCTAAGGCTCCTAAGCGACATTTATATTTGGGAAAGGATTAATGATGATATGAACATTGCTAAGAAGATTAAACAATTGAGGCTTGATAAATGTATCAGGCTCATAGATGCGGCAAAAGATCTTGGTATCTCTCCGTCGACTCTGTGTGGTTGGGAGAGCGGATATAGGAAACCTGACTTAGATGGCGTTAAAAAGTTAGCATCTTTGTATAAAGTGTCAGTGGACTTTTTAATTAAGGATTAAGTCGTTTAGTTGATATTTATGAATTTATGAAAGGAAATTGCTTATGATCGACATACAGATAGATTCTAATCGTGAAATTCAGCACAGTTGGTTTTATGCAAAGATAGCTGGCGATGACAAAAAGACATATCATCCCATGGTCAAGTATCCGGTCGTGAGTGATGACCTTGTTGATATTTGTGGGTATGGTAGTAAGGATTTCTGGATAGCGTTCGTGGAGGATAAATATGGTATTTGGCTATCCGATTTTCTTAGCTATAAAACTCCCTTTAGCAAAACGCCTTCTAAAGTCGAGCATTTATATTTAACCGACTGCCTTGATGTAGACGAGAAAGAGAATGTTTTAGAATGGTTTCTCGTTAATGGACAGCTGAAAGAAGAGATTGAGGCTGCGAGGAGTATTATTTATAGAGATAAGGAGGATGCTAACAATGATTGATTCTGGAAGCTTAAAGTTCATTAGGACTAGAACTGGTACATGGGTTAATATTAATTCAATTGATTGTTTTTATATTAGAGTAAGAAACCTTGACTATGATGGTGACGAACCTCGTAAATACTGTATCGTTGCCAAAGGGTTCCTTCCGACTAGTGGTTATCACACCGACGAATTAGAAATTAAACCTCATCAAGTAGACTGGACAGAAGAAGAATGGCAGGCTTATCTTGACGAATTCATGTACGATCAAGGGTTATGTAATGGAAAGGAGTAATGTTTTATGAATGTTAAACTTTGTACAGATGAAACTATTATGGTCGACTTTGCAACAATGAATGATCGATGGGTTAGGATAATAGACAGTATTGATATTCCCTTCGAGTGTAAGGAGTTAAGTGAGAAGTATCCTGAGGCTCGAGGGGTGTTCTTCTTACTCATTCATAACGAAGAAACTATGTATTTATATTACTATGCTGAGGAACATAGTACAACGCCTGTGTATATTAGCGAAGATGGTGAAGACAATAGACTCGGTATTGGTAAAGAAGAATTGATACATGAGATTGTTAAGAGTTTGTATCCGAGTGTGGAGTTAGGGATGTGATATTCCTATGTCGCAACATATACATCTCCTTATATGAGAGAAATCTCGCTAAATAAAAGGAGGAATACTTATGAAAATCAATCTTAATTCAAAATTATATAATGACATTATTGAGGAAATGAATTACATAGATCCTTGGATGGCAGAAAGAGAAGCTGCTAGACAAAGGACTATTAATGCGACTCTTCAATATAGGAAAAAATCATGGGATCAGTATTTTGAAGACACAGATGAATTTCGTGATGTGAGAAAAATTTATGATAACAATTGGCGAGACGACTATGATGATTATGTTGAAGAGGAGTAACATCCTCTTCTTCTTTTAGTTATAAGGAGGATTGATATTTATGACAGTAATTAGATGTGAATGGGCAGCAAAATGAGACGAGGTTAAGTTTACGCCTCCGTGGCTACATTATATGGAATTTGGAGTATATATGGCATGCCCTAACTGCGGACAACTTACGGACCATACAATTTAAAAGATTTAAAGAAAGGTTGATATTCTATGAAATTCATACTCGATAAACGAGCGGACATCGAAGACTTTAAAATGTTTTATTGTTCACATTGTGATATTTGGTTTCTCAGCAACGAATATCTGAAATATTTTGAATCAGATAAAACGATTTGGGAAACTAGTTGTCCTCAGTGTAATTACCCGTACGTTCAAAGATATGAAAGGCCGGATAAAAATGATATTTTCTGATATGAGCATTAGTCGTAAGGAATTTATTGATCTTATGACACAAATCGGTCCTGAAATAACTCAGGTTGGTAAAGCTGGAGAAAGACTAGTTAATATAGCAGTAGAGAGAGGTTGATATTTTATGATTAAGGTTAAATATGATGTTAGCCGTACCCCTGAAACAAAAGCAGATGGGACATATGAGGTACCCGTCGAGATCGATGCTAGAGGTTCGACTGATATTCGGGTGAAGTCTAGGATCACACACGCAAAGAAATGGCAGGAGCTCACTGATGCAGTTGTGATATTTAAGGGTTCATCTGACAATTCTGAAGTGTCGTTTGATTGTCCTGACGGATTTAAGTGCCTTATGAAAGTCGATTCATATGACGCTGTTGATATTTACTCTCAGCTTGTGGGTGAGATGGCAGAATATGGGATCTCGTTGGATGAGAAGTTTAAGGTTATGTGAAGTCGCAATAAATACATCTTCTTATATGAAAGGAGTTGATATTTTATGACAAATATCGAAAAAGAAAGCGTATTGAAACAGGCGATTATTGATGCATTATTTGAATACGAGGAGTTTATGAACGACAAGTTGTGGACATGATAAATGATTATGATGCAGAAAAAGAAAGCATAACTGCATTACAATTAAAATTGGACATGAATGTTGTTGAACATGAAACCTTAGAAAGAAGTGTAACATCAATAATGAAAGCTTATCAATATGAAAGGCGAGAAGTTAAAAAAGGTAAGATACCTGACTCTTGGAAAGACGAGACTGGGGAGTAACATCCCCTTTCTCTTTTAGTTTAACGCACATTGTTGATATTTGAAAGGAGTAATGTTTATGACTATACATAAACTAGGCAATGTTAAGTCCCAAAAGGAAGAGTTTAAGTTTACTTGTCCGGATTGTGACTGTGAATGGTCGGCTAGGCGTAATGAGGTAAATTTCACTCCACCGTGTTTTCCTTACGACGTGTATATGAAATGTCCGGCATGCTCGAGAACAGTGTACATGTCTGATTCGAAGGAAGGAGATTGATATTTATGCAAGAGCGAGAAAAGATAGTAGCAACCGTTAATGATGAACCTTATAAAATTAAGGATGTTATTGATCAGACCATGAGTGATATTAGTAATTTACTTATGAATTCAAAACTCACTAACGAGGATATTAATAAGTTTCTTGATACTATTTGGATTATGGCTAAAGAAGCATCTGCTTATGACGGATCTTGGGAGGAGTGATATTTATGAATATGAATACAATATACACAGCCACTATGACAAACACAATAAAAATCGAATTTGATCCCGATAGAAGAATTCTAATAAACGTTGGTGCCGGTATACCTAAAGTTTTTATTCCGGTTAAAGTTGGAGGTTTTGAGGACCCTTATGTATGTTTTAGATATGTAGACTTTATCAAGAATGATAGAAGACTTTACATGGAAGATAGTTTATATTTCTTTAATGGAAATATACATGTCGGTCAGATAAGCGAGGGTAATCAAGTTGCGGCGTATGATAACATTCTGGCTGCACATGTTGATATTTGGATGTATCTTGATCTTGCTACTAGAATTATTGAAGCAAATAGAGAACATCCTATAGTTATCGATACGCTCTGAATATTTGGTAAATTTAAGGAGAAGTGATATTTTATGATAATCAGATGTATAGAGGACTTGGATGGAGATGTAGAGTTTGGCTATATTAATACCGACGACATTATTCAGTATCGCATGATTCATTCGTATGATCATTGGGTGTTGCAAGGACTGTCTCATTCATTGGAATCATGGATTGATATTTGTGACTATACAGATGTCGATAAAGTAGAAGCTAGTGTTTTGTTTAAAAACGCCATGTGTAACATTATAAACGGAGTGGATCCGCATGATGAGTCGGTCAAAAAGAGTGAGCCGATTGTTTAATAGATAGGAGTATTAATTTATGGAAAATACAATTATAGCAGATACAATGAATGAGATAGCAGAAATGCTTATTCAGTCAGATTTTTCTGATGAGGAAATGGGTCAATTTCTCGATAATATATGGATGTTGACTAAGTGTGCAGTTGATAGGAATGATTATACTATAGACTTCGGTTTTGATAGACCTAAAACTAATGAATAACAGAGAGGAGTATTAATTTATGCCTAATTGGTGCTGGACAGATTATATATTTCATGGTAGTCGTGAGGATATTGATATTTTCTATAAGACTTTGATGAATGCCAAGAGAAACTCTGTCATAGGTGATTATGGGTTCGGTCGTACGTGGCTGGGTAATGTGCTTGCTGAAGTTGGGCTTCTTGAGATAGTGCCTGATAAGAAATCGTATAGTGGTCACTATGTAAAGACGCCTGATGACGGTAAGGATTATTCATGTCGTGGTAGTTTTGATCTGCTTGATGGATATTATGACGATGAGTATCCTGAAGACTGGTCGAGGAATTACCGCATGGATAGTCGTGGTAATGCCATGCTTAGTCTTACGACAACTACTGCGTGGGATCCTATGCCTAATGTATGGGATCGTATGTTTGAAAAGTTAGGCCTTGATATTTCGTATAGTTTGATGGCTACGGAAGAAGGTGGATTTTACTATGTAAAACATAACTGTGATCTTGAGTATCCGGACTTCAAAGATAATTATTACATTGATGCATACGCAGATCTTTCAGGCACAACATACGCGATTAGATACGGTAAGCGTGGCAAACCTCTGCATCGTAAGGGTCATGTTATATTTGATAAGAAGACAGTCGAGGTTACAGATACTGATCGTAAAGTGTTTGAACTATATGACACGGGTAATAAATACTACAACAACGAGTCAGAAGTGATTGATATTCTTAGTGACATCTTTGGTGTGTCGAAAGCTTCGGTAGACGAGTATAAGGACTTAATAGACGACTACAATCAAGCATGTTCTGATCGTGGTTGCGACAATTGGCTGTCTGTCAATAAGTTCGTGGAGTATTATAGTGTTGATATTTGGAAGGAGAAGAATAATTATGACTAACGCTGAGAAACTTTTGTGTACTGCTATATGTGGGACAATAGCTGTGGCTCTGGTTGATTTGATATTTAGGAAGATCGAGGAGAAGCAGAGGGAGTCAGAGAAGAAAACGGTTCGTGATAGCTGTAGCGAGATCATAGATGCAGTGGCTGTTGATATTCGCGAAGATGCAGTGTCGAGACTGAGAGAATTTAGAGAATAGAGTTGACAGTGGAAAATAAGCTATCTATTGGCTGTTTTGTGTAAGTTATGTGATAGTTTTGTGAAAATTGTGTGAAAATTACATGAAAACGGAGGAAATTAGTTATGATTAAGCATATTGTTGGTGTTTCTAAGCAGGTTGGTTATGGTTTCGTGGATATGACAGCGTTTTATTCGTATAATGAGCATTCTCTTGATGGTGAGATGACATTTGAGAAGGTGCCGGATGATGCTAAGTATGTTCTTCAGCTTCCGTCGATAGAGATTGAGATTCTTGCTGAGTTTGGTCCCGATCCTATTAAGTATGAAGAGGATTTCTATGTAAGATTTATCGATCATGAGGGTGGTCCTGTTATCATACCTTATGCATATCGTGAATATTCTAAGGATGTTCTTTCGACTGATGAACAGGTAATGATATTTGACGCAATTAAGGAAGCAGGAATAGACCTTAAAGCCGAGATGGACTATACAGCTGATGTACTCAACAATTATCGAGATAGATTCAATCCTAATAGCGGAAGTTCGCATATGACATATCTCTATCGTAGACCTGATTCGTATAGGGCGTATCATTATCGTAGACCTGAGAGGCGAGAAGGAGTTGATATTTGATGACTGAAAGAGCTCGTGAACATGGTTTTAAGTCGGGTAAAGCGGATTTCTTCTTTGACCCGGTTAAGTTCGGTAAGAGAATCTATGTTCTTAGGAAGAAGAGATGTTTGTCGGTTGAGAAAGTAGCTAAGGAGATCGGTGTGTCTAAGTCGGCATTATTTCAGTGGGAGTATGGTAAACGTACGCCTAATGCTGAGTCACTTGCTAGACTGGCTTTGTTCTTTGACGTGACGACAGACTTCTTGATATTTGGTCGTGGGGCTCCTGTTTGGATGGAAGACTTGGAAGCTGTGTTTGATGGGATATTTGATGAGTAATATAGATAGAGGTGTTGATATTTATGAGAAATATTCATAAGATTATTATAGGTAGTGCTTTAGTTGCAGGCACATTCTTAGCCATTGACTACTTCTATAATAGAAAGCGCGAAGAAGAGGAAGAAGAACGAATGTTTCAGGAAAAGCTTGATAATATTCGCATTTCGTTTACTCAAGATCTTATGAAGCGTAGTGCAGAGATACAAAAGGGTGCTATTGCTGCATTTGATAAAACAGTTACTGAAATTGAGAAAAAGCTCGATGAAACACAGGAACAGAAACCGCAATAATAATAAAAATTATAAGGTGCCAGATAAGTCTATGGGCCTAAAAAAGATGGCTTAAGACTAATAGAGGTCTAGAGGTCGTGTAGAAATTACATGGCCTCTTAGTTTTTATCTTGTTGATATTTAATTCGCGATTCGCAAATTTTACACCGGCTTATATGGAGAGGATTACTCTTCAACTAATATCTTAATATTTAAGGAGGACTTAATTATGGCAAAGAGAATGATTAACGTAGAGGTTCAGTTCAAGGACGGCAAGAATGAGAAGTTTGAAATCGACACGGCACAGTATAAATACACCGTGACCGATGACTACTTCCTCACTTGGCTCAAGGACGATACTGATACCGTGGTCGGAATCGTAAATCTTAAGGAAGTAAAAACCCTGAGAACTAGGATGGTTGAGCGGTAACCAAACAAAGGAAGGGGCTTACACAGCCTCTTCTCTTTTTCGTTTGTACATCTTCTTTTGTTTTTTGTTTTGTTGATATTTTAGATCGTAAATATTACATACGCTTATATGGAAGGAGTTGATTTTTATGGCAAGAAAAATGAAAAGATTTAAAGGTGAAATTTCGCCATTTAACAACTGCGGTATCAAATATATGATACGTGTAATCGAAGAAGCGGTAATGCATATTGCGGAAGATCCGTGTTATGCATCTTGCGACGATGAACGCGATTACATTATAATCAAAAATAAAGATATCGGGTTTGTTATGTGGCTTTTTAACCCAATAAATCAAATATTTGCTAAATTGCTATACAAAAATTACGACGACTAGGATTAAATAAAGACTGAGGTCGTGTAGAAAATACATGGCCTCTTAGTTTTTGCTTTGTTGATATTTGCATATATGACACGCATCTAGTTTAAAGTAAACGAAGTTCGCATATATAACACGCTCTTATATGGAATACCATTGAGTATTCAATTAATAACTAATAAGGAGTGAATATTATGAGAATTATTAAGGTGATATTTGAAGATGGTTATGAGATGAAGGTGACTGTTTCAAACGACACAGATGTTAAAACAATATTCGGCAATGATGTTATAATTGAAGAAGAATGAATTTCACGGCTAAAAGGTCGTGTTGATATTTGAGGATTGATACATGGCCTCTTAGTTTTTCGTGTATCAGTTTGTAATTAATTCGCGTATCGCAAAATGTACATACTCTTATATGGCAAGAAAGCCAAATCAATATTTAATATTTTAATATTTTAGGAGGAAACACTATGGCAAAGATTAATGTTGCAGCAATGTACGAGAACGGCAAGAAGGTTCAGTTCAGCGTAAATAAGGACAAGAATGATGTCTTTATTTCCGATGACAGAAAATGGCTTGTCACCTGCGTAAAGGGCGACAATCAGAATATCGTGGGTCTTTTGACGCTTAATAATATTATTACGTTGAAGATTGACGAGGAGTAAAACCAATGAGAAGGGTATGTGAGAACACATGCTCTTCTCTTTTTCGCTTTAATTTAGGTCGGATTTGTTGATATTTTAAGGTGTTTTTGGTCTAAATTAATGTGTTTTTGGGCGTTTTTAGTTACTTACACGGTCTCTTATTTTTGTCATTATTTCGCGTTATGAGAAATCTGTTCATAATTTGTTCATAATTTCGTAGGTTGAGAGGTCGTGTGGGCATGAATTTGTTGATATTTTAAGGTTTTGACAGGCAAATTTCACTGAAATTTAGTGTATTTTTGTGTAATTTTAGGCGATTTTCTAACCACTTTTATAACCAGTTTTATAACCAGTTTTGCCAAAAAACCACTTATTTTTGAAAGTCGATTTTTAAAAATTCGCGTAACGCGAAAAATTCGCTCACAAAACTGGTTAAAAACCAAAACTGGTATGGAAAGTGGTTGGCGTCAAACGACGTAGGGAAGCCATTTGTTCATTTTTTAACCAAATAACCAGTTTTTTTCTACCCTTTTATTATTTTTAGTGATTTTTTCGCGTATAATAAATAAGAAATAAAACTGGATTTTTGGATAGAAACTAATTTTTCTTCTTCACGACCTATTTTCGGGCGATTTCTGCTGTTGTTCACAATTTGTTCACAATTTTCACAAAACTATCACAAACTCGCAAAAATTACATGCTATATTATGGAAGAGAAGAGAAAATGCCAGCGTTTCGCGTAACGCGAATTTATGTTGATTACGCAAAATGAGAGGTATTACACTTCTCTTTAAGTCTTTTAGTTTTTAGAGTGTTTGAGTTGACCGTGTCCCATTCCTTTCTATTCGGTTTGTTGAATTCTTAACAGGATTCTTCATAGGTGATCTGCTCTATTAATCGGTTTAGAGCTTCACTCCTTAGCTTTAGTTAGCTTTAGCGACATGAAGATATACCTCCAATCTTATATCTTTCTTTTGTCCATTTCTTTTGCCCATGACAACTCATCTCCTTTAAGTTGTTGGTTGTTTGATGAATATTGACAATTGTGTTTTGTTGGCTCTCACGACAAGATGTAACAAACAATGACTGTTGATATTCTCTTGCTTTCTTGTGGTCTTCTTATGACTTACATCATTTGTTTGTCGATGCATGCGATGTAAATGGTTGACTCAAACATTCTAAAAACTAAAAGACTTGTAATTAAGGTTGTTGATATTTATGGCTAATGCTAAAGAGAATAAATTTCAAGCCAATCTCATTCGTGAAATCAAGGAGCGGTTTGACGGATGTGTTGTATTAAAGAATGACGCTAATTATATTCAGGGCATTCCTGACTTGTCTGTGATGTATGGTGATAAGTGGGCAATGCTTGAATGTAAGAAGAGCGCCAATGAAAAACACCAACCGAATCAGGATTATTATGTCGAGCATTGTGACTCTATGTCCTTTGCTCGATTTATTTATCCTGAGAATAAGGAGGAAACACTCGATGCAATGGAAGAATTTTTCAAGACTTAGAGGTTCACACTCTGTCTTGAGCCCGTCACAGTCATATTGGATTTATGACGAAGACGATGACTTTGAGAAACGATTTTGTAATTCGTATGCTCAAACAATTGGAACGTTGATGCATGACGAAGCAGCTAAGCGTATAGCTAAAGGTCCTCTTATTGGATACCGTATGAGCAAGAAGAATAAGAGCGATATTCTTATAAGCCTTCTTGACAAAGGTGTTCCTCGCAAAGTCATTGACTATATTCCGTTTGATGATATGTATGACAATATGTGTCGTTATGTCAATGATGCTATAGGCTATAGGATGGACCCTGAAGTTTGTTTATATTTTAGCGACAATTGTTTCGGACATGCTGACGCTATAGATTTCAATGATAAGAAGAATTTCTTGCGGATATTTGACTTAAAGACTGGAGCATCCCAGCCAAAGATAGAACAGCTTATGATTTACGCTGCTCTTTTCTTTCTTGACTATCGCGAATACAAAGCTGTTGATTGCGAGATAGAACTTCGTATATATCAGACCAATCAGGATGTTGTTATTGAGCAGCCAGACGTTCATGATATTTTGGACATGATGGATACGATCAAGAAACGTGATGCATTTATTAATACTATGAAAGGAACATGATTATGGATATTTTAGAACATGTCAATAGTCTTCTTGATGAACCTGTTGATATTTCAAATAGCACCGAATCTGTTGATTCTAATTATTCTAATGATTCTAATGATGATGTTCTAATGCATTACGGAACTAAGAGACATTCTGGTAGATATCCTTGGGGTTCTGGTGATGCACCTTATCAACATAGTGGTGACTTTCTTAGTCGTGTAAATGAACTTAAGAAACAGGGAATGACTGCTAAACAGATATCCGAAGAACTTGAAATGGAGATCAAGGAGTTTCGAGTTTATGAAGCTATCGCTAGTAATCAAAGAAGGGCCGAACTTATTACTCATTGTAAGAATCTTCACGAGAAGGGATATTCTAACCTTGAGATAAGTAGAAAACTTGGTATTCCTGACACGACTGTTGGTAATTATATTCGTGCTAATGAAATTGCTAAACAGACTGGTGCTCAAGCAACCGCTGAAGTTCTTAAGAAGAAGGTTGACGAAAAGGGTATTATCGATGTAGGTAAATCAGCAGAGCTTAGTCTTGGATGTTCTAGAAACATGCTTGATGAGGCTCTTATTGTTTGCCAAGCTGATGGATATTTTGTATCTAACCGAAGAGTTAACCAGCCTACGAATCCGGGTAAGTCTACAACAATAAGAGTAATTGCACCTCCGGGAACACAACAGAAAGATCTCTATCATGAAGAAATTCATACCATCGATGATTATCATTCTCACGATGGTGGAGCGACATATGTTAAAACTCAGCCTCCTTCGTCACTTGATAGTAAGCGTATTTATGTTAGATATGCTGAAGATGGTGGTAAGGACAAAGACGGTGTTATCGAGATAAGACGTGGTGTTGAAGATCTTTCTCTCGGTAATTCTCATTATGCTCAGATAAGAACTCTTGTTGACGGTAAGGCCTATATTAAGGGAATGGCATTATATTCTGATGACATTCCTGAAGGTTATGATATTCTTATTAACTCCAACAAGAAACGCGGAACTTCTTTAATGCCTGACGAGAACGGCAAAGGTGTTCTTAAGCCTGCCGAGAAGGATCCTAAGAATCCTTTTGGTGCGCTTATTAAGACTGGAGAAAGAGAAGAATATCGCGATCCTGAAACCGGTGAAGTAGTTAAAGTTACTGCTGGTGGACAATATGAATATAAGGATCCTAAAACAGGAAAGATGAAGCTTAGTCCTATAAATAAAACAAGAGAAGAAGGCGACTGGAATGAATGGTCTGATACTTTACCTTCTCAGTTCTTGGCTAAGCAGAAACCAGAGTTTATTCAGACACAGCTTAAATTGTCTATAGCTGACAGAAAAGAAGAACTTGACGAAATAATGGCTCTTGAGAATCCTTCTCTTCGAAAGAAGTATTTAATGGATTTTGCTGGAGACTGTGATACGAATGCGGCGACATTGTCTGCAGCAGCATTACCTCGACAGAAGTATCAGGTTATTTTGCCTCTTACCGATATTAAGGATACTGAAGTTTATGCTCCGAACTATAAAGATGGTGAGAAAGTTGCTCTTGTAAGATTTCCTCACGAGAACACTGGACAGATACCTATATTGACAGTTAATAACAAGAATGCTGAAGGTAAGAGAGTTCTTGGAGCTAATGCTTTGGATGCAGTCGGTATAAATGCACATGTAGCAGAAAGACTTTCTGGTGCCGATTTCGATGGCGATACAGTTCTTGTTTTACCTACTGGAAAGAATAAAGCTACGTCTGTAACTAATAGAGAACCTCTTGATGGTCTTAAGGACTTTGATACTAAGATGGCATATCCCGGTATTCCTGACCCTAAATCTCCTACTGGTTATTCAAATAAGATCATGAAGAAGGGTGCTGATCAGCAGAAGCAAATGGGTATGGTTTCAAATCTTATTATGGACATGACTCTTAAGGGCGCTTCTGATCAGGAACTTGCATGTGCTACAAAACATTCTATGGTTGTCATTGACTCTGCTAAGCATCATCTAGATTATGAAGCTTCTAAGAGAGACAATAACATTGATGCTCTTACTAAGCGCTGGAAAGGACACATTGATCCTGAAACAGGGCGTTATAGTACCGGTGCATCAACACTTCTTACTATGGCAGGTTCTGAAGCTAGAATACCTCTTAGGAAGGGTTCTGGTATAATAGATAAAGAAACCGGCGAAATAACCTATAGAACAGCTCCTGATAGCGAACGTTTTTATAAGGATAAGAAAGGTAAGACTGTTGAACGTTTTACCAAGGTTGATAGGATGTCTATTACTAAAGATCCTTATACTCTTTCTTCAGGTACTGTGCAAGAAGAAGCATACGCTGGTTATGCTAGTGAACTTAAATCGTTGGCTAATTATGCGAGAAAGACAGCTGTTAATACACCGACTATGACTTATAGTAAAGAGGCGGCTGCTAAGTATGCTCCTGAAGTTAAGTCACTTGACGAGAAACTTCTTATGGTTAATAAGAACAGACCTCGTGAGAGACAAGCCCAACTTAGAGCTGATGCTAGAATAGATGAGCGTATGCAATATTATAAGGACGATCATCCCGATTATGGTAAGACTGAACTTAATAAGTATCGTAAGAAGGTCGCGCAACAAGAGATGACTAAAGCGCGTGAAGAAGTTGGTGCTAAATCTATAAAGATAGACATTACGCCTAGAGAATGGGAAGCTATTCAGGCTGGAGCAATTCATAGTAGCAAACAGTCTGACATCTTCCAGAAGTGTGATCAAGATCAACTTCGAAAGTACGCTATGCCTAAGGACAGACCTGCTCTCACACAGGCTAAAATTAATAAAATAGAAGCCATGAAGAATTCTGGATACAGTAATACTGAGATAGCAGATGCTATTGGCGTATCAAGATCTACCGTAATAAATTATATGAATCCTAACAAGAAGGATTAAGAAAGGAGATTTCGTATGCGAAGAGTAGCTATTACAACTGTTGATAACCCATACGATCCTTTCGAAAACTTCAACGAATGGTATCGTTTCGATTGTGACAAAGGCTATGGAAGCTGCCAAATTTTGGATAGACTTACTAGCGTTAGCGATCGTATGACCGAAAAAGAAATGAATTCCGAACTTGAAAGAGGCATCGACGAATTAGTGAAGGCTGATCCTTTGAATATTTATGCAAAGGTCGTCCGCAATTTCGAAGATGAGTTTGAGGTATGACCTTACAGACGAATTTCTATTACAATTTTTTGTGAAGATTTTGGTAACAATTTTGAAGTCTCTTGCTTCGATTTCTAAACGCTTCGATTCGAGCGCTCGATTTCGTTTACGGAACTCTGTAACAATTTCGAAGAACCTACAAAATCTCTCCAAAATTGTAAAAACTTCGTTAAAAATTTCGTAGATTTGACTTCTCCAACTCTTTTGTGAGAGGGGGAGGGGTCCTTCGAAAATCCATGCCCTCCCATATCGCGCCGGTCTTCCACTTTTCTCCGGCGGATATTTCTGGAGGGTGTTTTATATGGGTTTATGGGTCCTTGCCAAGTCTTCTCCTTTCGGTTTGGCTTCGGTTGGTATAATCGCTCCTATACGGGACCTATAAACTCATATAAAACACTCTTCAAAAGGGTATAGAAGTGGTGGCGCACAAAATGAAAACTATACGAGAAAGGATAGGAAGGTGACTGAAAGTGCCTAAGAAGACACCTAGACCTCTCGGTGAACGGCCTCAACGACCTGCTATGACGCCTGAAGCACGTGAGAATCAGCTTATAGCACTAGCAGTTGACCTTGCCGAGCAGCAATTAATGGACGGAACAGCAAGTTCTCAGGTGATTACGCATTACTTGAAGCTTGCGACCGAGAAAGAACGCACTGAACGAGAGATACTTAAGAAACAAGTTGAACTTCTCGAAGCTAAAACTGAGAATTTCAAGTCTGCTAAGCGTATGGAAGACCTCTTCGAACAGGCTATGGACGCTATGAAAGAGTATCGTGGCATTCAGTGATCAAAAACGAAAGGAGGAATCCTCGTTGACTACAGCTATTCTTTCAAAAGAGCTCTATCATGCTATAAACAAAAGAAACGCGAAGAACGCAAAGAATAATCAGACATTATTGACTGGTAAATCTTCGGATTCGAACGATTCAGATCGAATACAATGGCTGCGTGATTCAAATGAGATAGAGAACAAATACAACGACTATTATTTGGATAGCAACGATGTTTCAACGTTTAATGCTTTACTTAGACTATACAACAACACCTATCACACCAATGGTAATTCAGTTCCATTTAACTTTACATCAAACGGTTTGGATACTGTAACTCCTCAGGGCGAAATTACTATGAAGAAAAGTCCTGTTGGTAATCATTACATTCTATACAAAGACGGTAAGATGGTTAAAGCGGATACTGCTAAAGCTATGATACAGGATACAAGTCGTTATCACCATAAACATATGGCAAACGCAGGAGCTCGTCCGAAGGGTTCATTTAGTGATGACTATCTGAATGACGAGAACCGTAAAAAGAGAGCCGACGATTACAAGAACAAAGTAAAGGCTTCGAAAATGTTAAAACACTCCTACTTCGACACTCTTGAACGTTCAAAATCAGAACCCATGTATGACGAACTCTATCATCATGGCATATTCGGCATGAAGTGGGGTATTAGGCGCTATCAGAACGAAGATGGTACCCTCACTCCTGAAGGTAGGAAGCGTTATCTCTTGAATTATGTTGATGTTGACGAAAAGGGTAATACTAAGCTTGCTGCAGTAGGTGATGCTGATAAGAGACGTCGTGATCTGGAGAAACAGGGCAAGAAAGATGCTAGAGCTGAACTTATGAAGAATCCTGCATTCCGTATGGGTGCTATTCTTGGTTCGGGTGGAGCTGCGACTTCGGCTAGTCTCGGTCTTATAGGTGGTCTTGGTCTTGCAAATCCTGCAGTTGCGGCGGCTGGTGTTGCTGGATCTGGTATTCTTGGCGGTCTTGGCTTTGGCGTTGGATCGCATATAGGTAAGAAACAGACAGGTCTTGATGAACCTGACGTTTGGGGAGCTAAGAACCTTAAGAAGTATGACGTCAATACTAGTAATCTTGGTTACGACGTTAAGTGGCTCAAGACTTCCGAACTTGCTAAGTTTAAGAACGATCTCAATAGACGTAATTTGGTGGATAGTATATACAACAATAATGCTACTGTCAAAATACCTAAGAAGAAGTAAACTCAAGGAGGTATATCGCAAATGGCTATCTATGAATACGATTCGTATGACCATGATCGTGATGATGAGCTTCAGCATAGAGGTTGGCTGAAGAGTGCTGGCGAAGGTCTTAGGAACGCTGGTGCCTCACTTTACGACACAATGTATAAGAACAATCAGACTAAGCTGAAGAAGGCTGACGCTGATAACAGACAGGCACTCGCTGATGAGCGTCTTAAGAATTCTCAGATGCGTAGACAGAACCAGCAGAGAAGAGACGACGACATACTTAATGCTCTTGCATCGAGTATCTCAAAATTCCTTGCTGGCGATGGGCGTATTACTGCCAACGAAGATAAGCAGATCAAGGACATACTTAGGAATACTCACTATACCGAGTACATCATTAACGATAACGGTAAGAGCGTAATCTTCATTAGCAAGAATGAACCGAACAAGACTATTGCACTGTAAGGAGTAGTTCAAAATGCTATCTAATACGGCTGTGCCAAAGTATTATGGCGAGTTTCGGGATGCCGTATTACGAGGCTTGATACCTATAAGTCACGAAGTCTCTATGGAAATGGAGCGAATAGACGGCTTCATTGCAAATCCCGAATACTATTACGATCCGGATCCAGTAGAGGGTTGGGTCAAGTTTTGCGAGAACGAATTAACGCTGACTGATGGTAGCCCAGTTGAGCTTCTTGATAGCTTTAAACTTTGGGGCGAAGAGCTTTTCGGTTGGTATTACTTTGAACACGTTAAGACTTTCGAGCCTTTCCCTCATGGATTAGGCGGTCGTTACGTATGGAAAGACATTAAGAGAAGGCTAATTAACAAGCAGTATCTCATCATAGGACGATCAGCTGCTAAGACTTTGTATGAGAGCTTTGTACAGGCATACGGCATTATTGTGGATGGATCTACAACGTTCCAGCTTACGACAGCTCCGACTATGAAACAGTCCGAGGAAGTTATTAACCCGATAAAGACTGCTATACTCAGAGCTCGTGGTCCTGTACTTAAGTTACTGACGGAAGGATCGCTTCAAAATACTACCGGCAATTTTGCTCTTAGGAAGAAGTTAGCTTCCACTAAGAAGGGCATCGAGAACTTTATGACAGCTTCACTTCTTGTAAGCTTACCTATGAGTATCGATAAACTTCAGGGTTACAGATCCAAATACAATACGGTTGACGAGTGGCTGTCTTGTCCTATTAGAGAAGACCCTATAGGCGCTATTGAACAGGGTGCTGCTAAGATTGACGATTATGTTATACTTGCAACGAGTTCAGAAGGTACTGTAAGAAACGGTATTGGCGATTCAATCAAAATGGAGCTTACCAAGATCCTTAGAGGCGAATACAAGAACGATCACGTTAGTATCTGGTGGTATAAGCTAGACTCTATTGATGAAGTTGGTAAGCCTGAGATGTGGATCAAAGCTAATCCTAATCTTGGTAAGACTGTTTCTTATGATACCTATCAGCGCGAGGTTGAAAGAGCTGAGAATGTTCCTTCAGCACGAAACGATATACTAGCTAAGAGATTCGGTATACCGATGGAAGGCTTTGTGTACTTCTTTACACTTGAAGAAATACAGAAGTTTCCTCAGAAGAATTTCTGGAAGATGGCTTGTTCTATGGGAGCGGACCTTTCACAGGGAGATGACTTCTGTGCATTTACATTTGTCTTTCCTTTGGGTAATGGTTGCTTTGGAATTAAGACTCGTAACTACATTACGGATCTGACCTATCGAAGGCTTCATGAATCTCTACGAGACAAATATGACGAATTTATTGCTGAAGGATCTCTTGTTGTTATGGATGGTGCTGTTCTCGATATGATGGCTGTCTATGACGAACTAGATAACTACATCGTTCAAAATGAGTACGACGTTAGATCGTTTGGTTTCGACCCGTATAACGCTCGTGAATTCGTCGATCGTTGGTGTAGTGAGAATACCCAGTTCGGTGTGACTAAAGTTCAACAGGGCGTTAAGACAGAAAGCGTTCCTCTTGGTGAGATCAAGAAACTCGCCAGTGAACGCATGCTTATCTTTGATCAGGAGATTCTGTCGTTTACTATGGGTCATTGTATTGCGCTCGAAGACACAAATGGTAATAGAAAGTTATACAAGAAACGTCGAGAAGAAAAGATTGACTGTGTGGCAGCTATGCTCGATGCATATTACGCTTACAAGGTCAACGTTGAAATGTTTGATTAAGGAAGTGAAGTAATGGATCGAGAAACTGAAATGTATCATACTGTGATACATTATACGTAGTATGTTTGAGTTGTATCCTTATTATACAGAATAAACTATAAAGGAGGGGTGCTATTTGGATTATGTAATGATCCCAAGTTTTTATCAAAATGAGTTAATGCATTACGGTACTCCTCGTCATTCAGGCCGATATCCTTGGGGAAGCGGAGAACGTCCTTATCAAGACGAAGCTGGTGCTGGAAGCGAAAAAGAACGTGTAAAGCGTATAGCTACTGGGGCTGTTTTTGTTAGTGGCGCTTTGGCTACTGTCGGAGCAGCTATGATTGTTAAGGGCGTTCTTGACAAAGATCCGAGCCAATACAATGCTTTGGATCAGAGTGTTCACGATGTTATTGCCGCTACTGATATGGGTAAAAACATTATGGATGAAATGCAGCGAGGTCAAGTCGATAAACATGGAAATCGAAAGAGTTTTATGGATCTCGATGCTGATTACGTGATTCCGAAAGGAACTGACATTTATAACATTGGTAAGAATCCTAATGGACCTCAGCATCAAAGTAAGTGGATGTCTATTAATAAACACGACGCAGACTTCTATAAGGGTATCTATACCAAAGTTCAAAATAGCAGAGCTGGTGAAGATCTTCCTTCTTATCAGACGCATTACGTTGCTGAAAAGGACATCAAAGGTGCTGGCAAGAAGACCGCTGCTAAGGCATTCATGGAAGCTTATAGAGGAGATAAGGAATTTCAGAAGGATTTCTGGGATAAAGTTGATTTCCATTCCGAATGGCATCCTGAAAGTTTTTCAAAGATGCGAGAAGAACTTAAAGAAGCGGATAAGAACAAGAACAGATCCATTAAAGATCGCATTAATTACGAACGTAAGATGCGTGATTATGGATATGAGTTCTATAATGTTGGCTTGACTGACTGGGGCGAAGCTACTTCTAAGATTACAGGAACTAAATATAATTTCTACTATGATAGTGGTAAGAAAGTTTACGACAATCTGATCAAAAAGGGTTATGGATCGATACTTGACGTAAATGACCTTAAATATTCGACGTTCCATACTTATGCTCCTCAGATAATGTTTAACACCGATAATGAACTTAGAAAGATCGATACTCGAAGGCTTACCAACGACGAAGTTAATAAGGCTGCTAGAGACAACGCTGCTGTGTATGGCAAACGTCTCATTGGTCATTACGCAAAGAGTGCCGATAACGCTAAAACTTTCGTTAAGGATAAAGCTAGAAACATTAAGCGAAAATTTAAATAGAAAGGGGATTTGAGAAGGAATGTATAACGAGTACAAATGCCCGGTAACAGAAGAACCCGAAGATTATCTTATGCATATCGGAAACTGGAATTCAGGTCGTTATAGAAGAGGCTCCGGAAAGAGACCTTTTCAGGGCGATGAAGTTGCCAAGAAACGTCCTTGGGGTAAACCTTCCTCTGGTGGAAATAATCAGGGCGATGGTAAGAAGAAGGACGGTGGCGATCAGCAGGGTGGCGGAAAGCAGAAGGGCGGCAATAATGGTAATGATAAGCTGTCTGCTAAAGGACAATATTACAACGCTTCAAAGAATTGGTTTGGTTCTTTGAGCAAAGCTATCCCTAAGAAGTATACCGATACTCCTGTTTATGGTTACGGTGATTTCGATTTTTCAAAATACACTATTGAAGAACTTGAGAAGCTTAATAAGCGTTTCCAGACCGAATCGGCTTATGTTGATTGGATCAACAAACGTTATCCTCAGAGACAGACTGGAGCAGCTAAGGCAAAAGAAATAATCGATATGTGTGGTAGCGTTGCTGCTGTAGGTGCGTCGACTGTAGCTTTGATTGCTGCTATTCAGGGTCTTAAGAGTTGATGATCGAGGTGATACCATGTATGAGAATTGTACAGAACTGTATCATCACGGTGTATTAAACCAGAAATGGGGAGTACGTAGGTATCAAAATGAAGATGGATCCCTTACCGACGCTGGACGAAAGCATTATGGTTACGGAGCAGCAAGAGCAGTTAAGAAATTTAGTGATTTCTATACACGTTATGGTAATAAAGCCGTAAATATGATAGATAAGGCTAAGAGAGCTGATGTTGCTAGTAAAGTGCTTAATACCGCTAAGAAAGCTACTGACTTTGCTAAAGATCCTACAGATTTGATTCGATCTGCGGCTGATGAAGTGCAGAATATTCTGTCAGATAAGGGCGTAGATCTTTATCGATATTTGTCTAGTCCTTCTGACATGTCGAGAATAAGTAAAACTGTGGCTCGAACAGTTTCGGATCTGTCTGAAGGATTTATTACAGATACCTACAATAAGACTAAAGCAAAACTTGGAAAAGCTGCTGCGTCCGAGAAGGAATTCGAACGAGAGTTTACCAAACTTGCGCGTGATGCTGGTGCGGTTGCTGGTTACAATGCTCATAAGATGTATAAAGAAGTTGCGAAGAAGATGGGTGTTAAGACCAAGTTCGAACCTTTTGGTGGTACTGCTGCGGCCGCTAAGGGAGCTACACTCGGAAAGACTGCCGGAAGGTTTGCTTCTAAAGCACTTTACCCGGTTTACTCCGAAGGCGGTAGTGTAAAAGATTTGATTAAACGAAGATAGGGTGTGAAAATTCAAAATGGCAGAAACAATAACTAACAGGCTGAAACATGCTTGGAATGCCTTCATGAATCGTGATCCCACACCTCCTGCAACTACATCGGTTTCGGTTATTGAGCGGAGTTCTTCGTTTAAACCAGATAGACCGCGTATGAACTGGGGTGCAGAACGATCGATTATAGCAGCTATTTATAATAAAATAGCTGTTGATTGTTCTAGGGTAGATGTCCGGCATGTTAAAGTCGATGAAAACGGTAATTATGAGTCTAATATAGACAGTACGTTGAATTATTGTCTTAATACCGAAGCGAACAGAGATCAGACAGGTAGAGAGTTTATGCGCGATGCTGCATTTACCTTGATCGATCAGGGCCATATAGCGATCGTGCCCTTTCGTACCGACACTGATCCGGAGCTAACTGATAGTTATAAAGTTCTTGAGATGAAAGTTGGGCAGGTTGTTGAGTGGCATCCGACATGGGTGAAGGTTCGAGTATACAATGAAGATACTATGGAAAAACAAGATATTCCTTTTTCCAAACGGTGTTGTGCTTTGGTCGAGAACCCTTTTTATCCCATCATGAATGCTCCAAACTCAACTTTACAACGACTGATCAAGAAACTATCTTTGCTCGATGCTGTCGATGAAGAGAATAATGGTAAACTTCAGATGATCATTCAGCTTCCTTACATTATCAAGTCAGAAGCTAGAAGAGAGCAGGCTGAAAAGCGTAGAACTGAGATTGAAAGGCAGCTTACAGAGTCTAAGTATGGCATTGCTTATACTGATGGTACTGAGAAGATTACTACTTTAGGTAGACCTCTTGAGAATAATCTTCAAGCTCAGATCGAATACCTCACTAATATGCTTTATGGTCAGCTTGGCATGACACCTGAAATACTGAATGGTACAGCTAGTGAGACTGAAATGCTGAATTATATGACGCGTGTAATTGAGGTTATTGTGCAGGCTATAACTGAAGAGATGGAACGTAAATTCTTATCTAAAACCGCTCGTACACAGAGGCAGGCTATAAGATACTTCCACGATAGGTTTAGTCTCGTGCCTATGTCTCAGCTTGCAGACCTTGCTGATAAGCTTACTAGAAACGAGATACTTACTTCTAATGAGGTACGTCAGGCACTGGGTATGAAACCTTCTAGCGATCCTAAGGCTGATCAGCTTGTTAACTCGAACATGCCGTATGACATGACAAATGTTGCTGGTGCCGAAACAAGTCAGCCAGATTATGCTAACATGGATCCTTCACAGATGACTGATGAAGAACTTGATAAGGCAATAGCCGAGATAGATAAGCAGGAAGCCGAGCTTGATAGTCTGGAGGCGGAGCTTGATGGTACGTAAAATTCAAAATGGCGTAAATAATGCAGCTCTGATGGAATTCTCCAAACAGTGGCTTAACGCTAGAGGTATGGATGTTAATCGAGAAGGTTATCTCATACACGCTGCTAGCGATGGTACTCAAGGTGGAGCTGGATATGGACCGACTAAGAACGCGTATTCAAGCCCTTACTACAATTACCAGAAGGCCCATGAGTATTACGAGAAAACTAAACAGCTCAAAGGTAGAACTCGTTCAAAATCACAGCTTTCTGACGAGGGTAAAGAGATTTACTCTGTAGTTCAGGAGAACATTAAGAAAGAAAAGCAGACTGAACAAGAGTCAATTAAAAATACTACTCAGGGACAGATTGATCAAATTCAGAACGCTATTACTCAGCTTAAAGGTTTGGCTAACGATGAACGAGGCAAATACAAAGAGTTGATTAATGCTCGTATCCAAACGCTTAAAGAACAGTTGGCTGGAAAGAAAGAGCAGTTTAAATCAGAACTCGAGAAGAAGCGTACTGACATTAAGAACGATAATACTCGAGCATCTGATACTGCAACAAAGACCAAAGAGAAACTTTCCGAAAAGGCTAAGCGCGATAAAGAGCGTACTACTCAAAATGCTCAGACAAAGATAGAACAGAAACAAGCACAAATCAAATCAACCAAAGATACTTCTCAGAAGGAATCGCTTAGGAAAGACATTGCTAAGATTAGAGCAGATAAGAGCAATGAAAATGCTAAAATATCGGCTGACCTTGCTACGTCTAAGTCTGGTGTTTCAAGCGGACTTAAAGATTATAAAGCTAAGAATTCTGAAGAGCTTGCTAATTATAGAGCATCTAATGCCGCTGGGGTTAAGCAAGCTACGAAGAGTATTAATGATGGTATCAAGTCTGTTCGCGAGGAACTCAAGGCTTATAACGAGGATTCTAGAACGAGACAAAAGGGTGCATCTGATGAACTCCGAGCTCATATCAAGGAGCTTAGAGCTGCCAGTGCCGCCAATCGTAAATTGTTGACCGATAAGTATCGTGAGATACAGAACAGAGAATTCGATAGAATTTACGAATCTTATGCTAAGAAGAAGTGATTGAAATGGGTTTTGTATATTGTAATCCAAACCCATGCAACAATCTTGTGATTGATTGTGTTATTAGAGCGATATCGATAGCTATGGATCGTGAATGGAGAGACGTTTATCTTGACGTTTGCATTCAGGGTTATGAAATGTGCGATATGCCGTCGTCTAATCGGGTTTGGAAAGCATATCTCTTAAAGCATGGTTATACGATGGAGACTTTACATAACACTTGTCCCGATTGTTACACCGTTCGAGATTTCTGTATGGATCATCCTTATGGGATTTATATTCTTTGTACAGGTGAGCATGCTGTAACAGTCATAGACGGCAATTATTACGATACGTGGGATAGCGGTGATGTTGTCCCGCTTTATTATTTCTATAAGGAGCGATAGAAATGCCTCAGTATTTTCCTACGGGGTATAATCCGACATATGGTTATGGTACACAGTATCCATTTCCGACTCAGACTTATCCCTCGTATAATTATACACAAAATCCGGTAGGTCAAACAGTTCAAAATGTACAGCCTACTCAACAGATGACACCGCCAACTATTCGAGCTGAGATTATTCAGGTTGAGGATAGACAGGCTGTGGAAAATTATCCTGTAGCGGCTGGTATAACTCAGATGTTCATGAGTAAGGATGACAAATTTATATTTATTAAAACTGCTTTTCCTAATGCACCATACGAACTGGTCGTGTATGAGAAACAGGCTAAGGTTGAATCTAAACCTGTATCTACTGTTGACACTGACAAGTTTGTAACAAGAGATGAGCTTGAACAGAGGCTTAGTGAAATCGTTAATAGGAAGCAGAATTACAAAAAGAACTATGACAAACAGATAACAAGAGAGGAAAAGTCTGATGGCTAATCTATTCAATGCTCTTGGAAATAGTAGACCCGTTCAAAATAACCAGATGAATATTCTCGAACAGTATAAACAGTTTCGACAGAATTTTACTGGTGATCCGAATCGAATAATTCAACAGAAACTGCAATCTGGAGAATTTACACAAGAACAGGTTAATAGTGCTCAAAATATGTTAAACCAAGTATACGAAATGCAGCGTATGTTTGGTAAATAATATTAATGTAAGGAGGTGTGCTCTTTGAATAATGAAATGTTTCACGCGGCGATTAAGATTCTCGATAATCGTGCTGAACAATACGGCATTTATGATGACGAACTAATGCATTATGGTCGTAAAGGTATGAAAAAGGGCGAACATATCTTTGGTGAAGATGAATTCACCGAAGAAGATCGAGCTCGTGGACAAGCAGTAAGAGAAGCTCAGCGTCAGGAACGTGCAAAACAGGAAGAAAATCAATCTAATCTTAATAAGATGAAAGCTAAAGTTCTTGCTGAAAAAGCTCGTAGAGAAGGGCATGGACCGGATGATGCAGCTACTGTTATGAAGAAAATGCAAAACGGTGATGAAAAAATACTGAATACACCACTTGGTAACGCTATGACTCCAGATATGGGTAATGCAATGCGACCTATGTATGAGGGTAAAACTGATAGCGTCCAAATAACTGATAGCTCTAGTTCATCATCTGATCGAATACATAATCTGTCTTCTTCCGATGCTCGTTATAACAGAAAAGCTTATGATGAATCAATAACATCTGCTACAGAAGATTTTATTAATAATAATTCAAAGAAACAGACGATGTTAGATAAAGCTAGAGAATCCGGTCATGGACCTAATGAAGAACATGTTTCAAACAAGCCTAATATAGCGACAACAGATGACGTAAAGGCTAAAAAGAAACAGGATCTTCTCGATAAGGAAGTTACCAACCAGACAGGTGCTAAACCTATGGGTCCTAAGCAAATTAAAGCTGCTGTAACGATCCCTGCTCCAAAGACAAAAGAGAATCCGTACAAGGATCTGCCTGAGGAGGATCAAAAAGAAATACAAAGAGCTTATGCTGATCATATGATAAAGAAGACCAATGATGACATACGTCGGCAAAGCGAAGAAGAACGTCAACGTAATAAGGCTAATCAACCTAAGATAGATTATAGCGGAGAACCTACTGAACTCCAGAAAACTTCAAATACAGTATCTGCTATAGCCAATCCTCGTGGGTATTTGCTATCACAGGCTTTGAATAGCGGTAAAAAGAAGAAAATGCATCAGTCGGTATCACGTGCTTCAAGTCACTCGAAATCATCAGACATGGAGCATTCATTCAATATCGAGATTGATAAACATCTTTATCTTATACATGGCGTAACTATGGATGCTATTAATGTTAATCGAGATGCATTCGTTAAGTATGTACGATCTCTCGATGGTAAGATCGATGATGATACGGTTAACGAAATAAAACACTCTGCGCATACTGAGTTCAATTCGATGATCATAAATTACGCCAAGACTAATAAAATCCCTCTTGATAATCCTGATGTACAATGTAAATTTAATACTGCTTATCAGTCTATATGCGGTCGGTATGATGATGTGATTGATGAAGCTTGTAAAAAAGGACGTTATCGTTAAAATCAAAATGGACAGCATTTGTTAAGAGACTTGAAAACACTATTAAAAGTGTGATTTTATTTTGGGAGGTAATCCTTATGACTGAAACAAATGGAATGTCTGCTGCAGATATGGCAGCGGTTGTTGGCAATAATCGAAACAATGACGGTTTCGGTTTTGGTGGCGATGGAGCATATCTTCTATTGTTCCTTCTTCTTGCTATGAACGGCAATTGGGGCAATGGCGGATTTGGTGGCAACTCGGGCTGGGGTTCGAGCGCTCCATATTTCTATAACGCTCAGACACAGGATCAGATGTCCAGAGGGTTCGATCAGGCTGCAATAGCTGGAACTCTTGGTGGTATCTCTTCTGCGATCACGAGTGGTTTTGCAAACGCCGAGTCAGCAGCCGCTAATCGACAGATGTCTGGTATGCAGCAGGCTTTTGCAGCTCAGACTACCGTTAGCAATCAGATGAATAATCTGGCAATGGATCTCCAGAATTGTTGCTGCGAGAACCGTGCTAACATAGCTGACGTGAAGTATACTGTTGCTACTGAGAATTGTGCAGACAGAGCCGCTATGTCTGACGGTTTTCGTGATCTCATAGCTAATAATGCAGCTAACACCCAGAGAATCCTCGATCAGATGTGCAATGATAAGATCGATGCTAAGAACGAGAAGATAGCCGATCTTGAAAGACAGCTTACCATTGCTCAGCAGAATGCATACATCGCTCAGGGACTTACAAATGAGGTAGATGCTCTGTATAACAGACTGAAGAATTGTCCTGTTCCTTCTCAGCCTGTATATGGATCTCAGCCTATATTTACATATCCCAATAACACCGGTTACGGTTGCGGCTGTAATGGTTGAGGAGGTGTTCTGAATGGCTGAATATTCGGCAAATGCTGTTCAGATTGTAGCTTCTAATGGATCTGTAGTTTTTACAGAAGCACCGGTTCCTTGTACGAGAGGTCTTGTGAGACATCGTGATGGTAGTGGTAGCTTTCTCCTTAGAGGTTATGTTCCTCAGATGCCTTGTGGATGTTGTGCTAAGTCGGCAGAATACCTTTGCATGTTCAGAGCTAATATAGCTGTTCCTACAGGCGGTACTGCTGAACAGATAAGTCTTGCTCTTGCTATAGACGGATCTGTTATACCGACAAGCACGATGATTGTTACTCCGGCAGCTGTTGAAGAATACTTTAACGTATCTTGTGCAGTTAACGCTCAGATATGGAGAGGTTGTTGTGAAACGCTGTCAATAGTAAACACAAGCGATCAGGCTATACTTGTGCAGAATGCTAATATCGTTATATCTCGTCCTGACCTTGTTATGTCGAGATAAGAAAGGAGTTCAAAATGAGCAACAAAATTTATGAGCTCCGAGAAAAGCTGATGCGCGAGCTCGAAACGTTTTCTGATGAAAAACCCCTTTCTCCTGAAAAGCTGGATCATATAGACAAACTCTCGCATGCTATTAAATGCATAGATACTGTTTGCGCTATGGAAGAAAGAGGATATTCTCGTGATGACAGCTATAATAGCTATAGACGAAATCGTTCTTATAATAGTTATGCAGATAGATATCCGATTGGTTCCAGTCGTATGTATTATGACGTTAATTATGGCGATGGTCATAGCACACATGATGAACATCGCGAACTCATACAACGTCTAGACGACATGCTTAAAATGGCTACAAACGAAAAAGAACGTGAAGCTATAAGAGCATGTATGAATAAAATCAATTCATAATAAAGTAGGTGAAAACAGTGAGTTATGATTTCAGCGGTTGGGCAACAAGAAATAATCTTCGTTGCACTGATGGAAGAGTAATTCTTCAGGATGCTTTTGCCGACAGTAATGGTATGACGGTACCTCTGATGTGGAACCATAAACATGGTGAAATATCTAATGTACTAGGTCATGCTCTTCTAGCGAATCGTCCTGAGGGCGTATATTGCTATGGCGTATTTAACGACAGTCCCGAGGGCAGAGATGCTAAGGAACGAGTACGTAATGGCGATATAACCAGTCTGTCTATTTATGCGAACGGCCTCGAGCACATAAATGGCAGAAATGTAAAACACGGTACAATCCGTGAAGTTTCGCTTGTTCTTGCAGGCGCTAATCCCGGAGCATACATCGATGATGTTATTTGTCATGCAGATGGTGAAGAGGGTGCTGTTATTACTACTGGTATGGAATTTGAAGAAGTAATATATCATAGTGATGACGATTACGAGGAAAATCAAAATGATAACATTATCGATTCTGAGGAGGTAAAGGAAATGGCTCATTCGTTTACTGGAGCAATAACCAGCACATTCGAAGAGATACTTGCTCATAATCAGTCTGAAGAACAGGAGGAAGTTCCCACTATGGATTTCAGCGATTACAACAACTACGATGAATACGATGAGGAAATGTCCCATGCTGATGGCGAGGGCAAGACCGTTAAGGACGTATTCGATAGTATGACCGATGAGCAGAAGAATGTTGTTTATGCTCTTATCGGCGTGGCAGTAGAAGATGCTGTAAAAGAAAAAGAAGGAGAGGATGCTAAGATGACACACAACGTATTCGAATCACAGGGCGATTATATCGCACATGCGCAGATGGAAGCAGGTACTATGTTTAAGGAAGCACTTGCTGACATGAAGAAATATGGCTCTCTTAAGGAGTCTGTACTTGCTCACGGTGTAGAGGACATTGATCTTCTCTTCCCCGATCCCAAGGCACTTAATGATGACATTGACTTTGTCACCAGAAACACTGACTGGGTGAAGGTATTCATGGACAGAACTCATAAGTCCGCTTTTGCTCGCACCAAGTCCCTTTATGGCGATCTTACCACAGATGACGCAAGGGCTAGAGGTTACATCAAGGGTAAGTTCAAGAAGGAGCAGATCTTCAGCCTCCTCAAGAGAACCACAGAGCCTACAACCATCTACAAGAAGCAGAAGGTTGAGAAGGATGACATTATCGACATCTCTGGCGGTAACTACGATCTCATCACTATCCTTAACAAGGAAATGAGAACTCAGCTCGATGAGGAAATCGCTCGTGCAGCTCTCGTAGGCGACGGCAGACCCACATCTTCTGATGACAAGATCGATCCCCTCAAGATCAGACCTATCTGGACCGATGAGGACTTCTTCACAATCAAGTATACTCTTCCCGATGAGACTCCTAGAGCATTCATCGAGGGTGCTGTAAGAGCAAGAGTTGACTACAAGGGTTCCGGCAATCCTACTCTCTTCATCACCGAGCAGTCCCTTACCGAGCTCCTTCTCCTCACTGATTCTACTGGTAGAGATCTTTATGATAGCGTAGAGAAGCTTGCTACTAAGCTCCGTGTTCGCGACATCGTTACAGTTCCCGTTATGGAGAACCTCGTAAGAGTTGATACCAAGACCGGTAAGGCTTACAAGCTCCATGGTATAATCGTTAATCTCACTGACTATAACATCGGTACTGACCGCGGTGGCCAGATCAAGTGGTATGATCAGTTTGATATCGATTACAACGCACAGAAGTATCTGATCGAGACCAGATGCTCCGGCGCTCTTATCAAGCCCTTCTCTGCAATTGTTCTCGAGACTGAGACAACTGCTCCCGAGGCTGAAGAGGAGAACAACGGCTGATTTAATCGGCTGAAAATTCAAAATGGGGTGTAATTAATGAAGTTTTACGGAGCGGTGGGCTATGCTACGACTGTCGAAACACGACCCGGCGTATGGGAAGAACAGATCATTGAAAGGTTCTATGCGGGTGATGTCTCCAGCGTGAGGAGAAGGCTCGATGGACAAAAAGTAAATGATGATGTGAATATATCGAACCAGATCAGTATAGTCGCCGATCCGTTTGCTTTCGAAAATTTCACTTCCATACGCTACGTTGAGTGGATGAAACAGAAGCTCAAAGTAACAAACATCACAATCGAACCGCCACGAATTGAACTTGAGGTAGGAGGTCTGTATAATGTCAACGAGCCCGATGACGACGAGGAGACTTGAACTTCATGAGATCCTCTGTACAATTCTCGGTAGCCGAAACGTATACTTTCAGCCTCCTGAGAACCTCAAGCTTAAGTTTCCGTGTATCATATACGAGCACGAAGCGAATGATGTGAAACCAGCTGACGATCGCAAATACAGCAAGATTCGCAGATACCAAGTCACCATCATAGACAAGGATCCCGATACTGAGATTCCTGAACGTCTTGATGAACTTCGTTTCGCTAGCTTCGATAGACGGTTTACGGCGGATAACATGAATAACATAGTTTATACCGTTTACTATTAAATCAAAATGGTGAAAATTCTTAAATCAAGGAGGAAATCCACATGGCAAAGATGACATGGGATCAGGACGGCGAAAGATATTTCGAAGCCGGTATTAAGGATGTTGCCCTTTTCCTTGCAACAACTAAGTCTGACACACCCGTTGCTAACTCTGACTATCAGGTTGGCGTTAATTTCAATGGTGTAACCAAGGTTGGCGAATCTCCCGAGGGCGCGGATGAGACCGAACTTTGGGCAGACGATATTAAGTATGGTTCCTTCAGAGCAGCTGAGAAGTTCGGTGGCTCTATTGAAGCATACCAGTATCCTCCCGAGTTTGGTGAGTGCAATGGTGAGAAGAAGCTCGGTAAGATGCTTATAACTCAGCAGGCTAGACGTGCTTTTGGTCTTGCTTACAAGTCCACTATAGGCGATGATGTTGAAGGCTTCGAAAGAGGTTATAAGCTTCATCTCGTTTATAAGGCTACTTGCTCTCCTTCCAGCAGAGATCATGAGACAATCAACGATTCTCCTGATGCGGAGACCCTGAGCTGGGATTTCGAGACCACTCCTACAGCAATAGGTGAAATCACTTATGAAGGCCAGCAGATAACTCCTAAGCCTACTTCTCATATCGTTCTTGATTCCAGAGATTTCGAGAATGATACAAACGGTGGTGCTCTTAAGACTATTGAGGAAATGGTTTATGGTACTGATTCTACCGATCCTTTCCTTCCTAAGCCTACATATGTATATCAGATCCTCAGCGCTGCGACTGGTACATTTAAGCTTACTCTTAACCTTACTGGCGGTGAGTGGGTAAATCCTTCTTCTGCTTCTAGCTATACTTCCTATACTAGTGGTACAGCAAAGGATCTTCCTGCTGCTTCCGCTGTTGATAAGGACGATCTCGAGCTTATTGGTTGGATCGAAGCTAATGGCTCTGGCGATCTCGTTACTTCTGTACCTACTACGGCCGTTGGCGATAAGACTTATAATGCTGTTTGGGGCACAACCTGATAACTTCAAAATAGCATAATCAGCACGGGGCGTGAAGCAAATAGCGTCCCGTGTTACTCTTAAACAAGGAGATGAAGTTCAATGACTGATTACAGTGAGAAGATGCAGGAGATAGTTGATCGTCTCAACACCCCTGTAACTACTTACGAAGATTATACTCCTTACGAGGATGAAGATCCTAAGAAGGGTATAGTTGATAGACAGCCTGCGATCCACGAGCCTGCTGATACACACTTCACCAAGAACTACGGTGACTTCGGCGGCGACAAGTGGGTTGTACGTGGCGAGTTTGTTGATGGCTCTAAGGCAGTTGTTGCTGATGACGCTAACGTTGCAACTCTCATAGCTGCTCTCAAGACTGCTGGTGTTATTGCGCCCAACGAGCTTGATGACGTTGATGCTACTGAGGTTGTTACCACATCGGCACTTCCTACCGACGAGGATAGAGCAAACGTTGAGAAGATCAAGTCCATCGATGTTGCTAACGACACCATCACAATCACTCTTTCTTGCACAGTTGCTGATCTTGAAGACGCTGACCATGGCGAGGGTTGGGGCACTCACAAGTGGCTCGGCTTTGGTGTAGACACTGGTCTCGATACTATAGTTGGTGCTACTTTCAAGGACTCCACTATGGTAGCTATGGGCACAGAATACACTATGACTTCTGCAGATGTTGATGAAGCTACTGCTCTTGGTCTCTCTGCTGGTCAGTTTGTTCTCTACATTAAGGCAGAGGATGCTGGTTACAAGCAGGGCAAGAAGTACATTGTTCTCGGTGCTCCCACTTATGCTGATAAGACAATAACCATCAGCATAGTTGAGGATCCCGAGGAGTAAGACATTGCTCTTTACGAGCACTTAACAATGGTTTTCGGAGACCTCATAAAATTCAAAATGGGGTCTCCAAATTCGAAAGGAGAAAAATTCAATGCTTACCAAGGAAATTACATTCACAGATCTCGAAGGTAATGAGATTACCGATAAGTTTTATTTCAATCTCTCAAAGGCAGAACTGATCAACATGCAGACCAGAGAAAAGGGCGGTCTTGACAGAAGACTTCGTCAGATAGCTACTTCTCAGGATGTAAAGGGTATAGTTGATGTTGTTGAAGAATTCATCCTCATGAGCTACGGCGAGAAGGGTGCTGATGGCATTTCTTTCGTTAAGGTTAAGAACGGCGAGAAGCTCTCTGAGAACTTCAAGAACACCGCCGCATACAGCGAACTCTTTATGGAGCTCATAAGTGATCCCGATAAGCTGACAGCATTCCTTACCGGAATCATGCCTAAGGATCTGGCTGAGCAGGCAAAGGTCGAGATGGCAAAGCAGCAGGCTAATGGCCAGTCTATGCTTCCTCAGGCAGACAATAAGTAATGCTCAAAATCGCTCTTCCTCGTATAGAATTATTCAATGAAGAAACACAATCGTTCGAATACGGGGAAGAGGTAAACATAGAACTCGAACATTCTTTGTATACTGTTTCAAAATGGGAAGAAGTATACAAGAAACCATTCCTTACCGAGAAAACTACTCAAGATGACGTCCTATCTTACATTCCGTATATGGCGCTTAATGAAGTCAATCATGAAATACTATCTCCAGAGCAGACGAAACGTATTATAACAGACGACTCTGCTTTGGAGATTATTGTTAAATATATGGAAGATTCTCATACTGCTACTACGTTTCACGGTAAGGATAAGAACAAAGGAAAGAAAGAAGTATTAACCGCCGAGGTTATATACTATTACATGATCTCTCTTGAAATACCATTCGAATGTCAATATTGGCATTTGAATAAACTTATGACTTTACTCAAGGTTTGTGGTATAAAGAACAATCCTAAGAAGATGTCTAAGGGTGAAACTGCAGATCATTATGCTAAACTCAATCAGATGCGTAGAGCGGCTAAGGGGAAGATGTGATAATAGCATCTTCCTCTCAACAGCTTATTTTCTTTTTAAAGATCGGAGTGAATACAAAATGTCAGAATATAGCCTCGAAATGTATCGTGCAGCGACTACGATACTTCAAAATAGATCCGGACAGTACGATAATGAACTTTATCATCATGGTGTAGATGGTCAGAAGTGGGGAATTCGTAAGTATCAAAATGAAGATGGTTCTCTTACTCCTGAGGGTGTTATTCATTATGGTCGATATGGAGAGACTGGTAAGCGAATGAATCGTGAGACTAAGAAACAGTATAAGAGTGATAAGAAGGTTCTTAATGAATATCGTAATTCGGCTATAGAACGTAGAGAATTTAGCGAAGCAGCAGATAGGTTTGCTAAGAAATCCGAGCGTAATCTTAATGTTGTTAAGAAAGTCTTTGGCGAAGATTCTAAGATAACTAAACGTTCCGAACAGGTTAACCGAGCTGCTCAGCAAATGAAAAATATTGAAAGAGCTCAGGCAGAACATGCTCTTAATCGATATAAGAATGCTGTAAATGACGCCATTAATAAGTATGGTAATACTAGAATTAAAGATGTTAAAAATATTAAAACCACTAAGACCGGTGAAGAGTTTGTGAAAGGTTATAGTGGCTGGAATCGTGATTTCTATACTTATCGTGATAAGCAGACTGGCGATTTAACTATTCAGGGATATAGTTATAAAACTTATTTCGTTCCAGTATAAAATAGAAGGGAGGTCTGACTATGTCTAAAAGTGCTATTGGATTTAAGAATAGTGGCAGTTTCTCTAATACGTTTTCATTCTTTAAACGTATGTCTCAAAAAGAGATAGATAAGATTCTTGCTGAGTACGGCGAACAAGGTGTTAGAAATCTTGAGTATTATACACCTAAACGGACAGGTTTGACCTCCAGATCTTGGACTTATCGAATAGAACACCAGAATGGAAAAACTCTACTTCTCTGGGATAATACAAATATTCAAAATGGCGTACCTGTTGCTATAGTTATACAATATGGTTTTGTTACTAAGACCGGTTTTCGTGTACAGGGGAGAGATTACATCAATCCTGCTTTGTCCCCTATATACGAAGAAATCATGAATAAGTTCCAGAAGGAGATGAGCACGTGAGCACAGTTGACAAGAGAGTCGTTCAAATGGTCTTTGATAACGAGGCCTTTGAAAAGAATATTGCCAAGAGCCAAAAGAGTCTCGAAAGCATAGATAAGCAAGTCTCCACACTGGGAGATAACTTGAAACCCGACAGTATCTCTAATGCTGTTAGTAAGGGTATGAGTAATGCCGAGACAGTTATTAACGCTAAGGCTGAACTCTTTAGAGGCATTATGCTCAAAATCGGTGGCGAGATTGGTGCTTTCTTCACGAACACAATCGCTTCCGCACAAAGGGCTATAAATAGTCTGACTTTCGATCAGATAGATGCTGGTTTCTCAAAATACGAAGAAAAACTAAGTAGTGTTCAGACAATCATGAACGCTACTGGTAAATCTATAGAGTTTGTTGAAGAGCAGATGGAAAAGCTCAACTGGTATACAGACGAGACTTCTGCTAACTTCACGGACATGACCAATAATATTGGTAAGTTTACTTCTGCTGGTATTGAACTTGAAGAAGCTTCTCAGGCAATGATGGGTATCTCAAACTGGGCATATCTCTCAGGTGCTAATCTTCAGCAAGCTTCTGCAGCTATGTATAATTTCTCACAGGCGATGGGCGCTGGAGCGATGCAGTCTCAGGACTGGAAATCGATTGAGAACGCTAACATGGCAACTGCTAGCTTTAAGGAAACTGTGATTCTTACAGCTAAAGAACTTTATAAATCAGGAAAGATTTCTGAAGATGTTATTGATAAGTATGGGGTTACTGTTGAGAACTTCAGAAGCACACTTAAAGATAAGTGGTTTGATAGTACAATAATGATGGAAGCGACCAAGGTTTATGGTCAGTATTCCAATTATGTAAAAGAGATACAAGATAAAGGTACCGAAGCCATTGCTGATAGTATAAAAGATGCTTACTACGAAGCAAATGATAAAGAAATTTCATTTAATCTTGCTTCGGGTGTTGTAGATTATCTCGATTGGGTAAATGAGACATACTCAAAAGAGATGTCTGATATTATTGCTAAATACGGTAAAGATTCAGAAGAGCTTAAGAAATTAACTAGTGATTTAGGTATTAGCATGGAACAGGCTTTGGATATGACCAAAGTCACTAAGAATCTAAAGGGCGAAAATGTCACTGGTTATTTCTATAATATGAGTAGATCTGCATTCTTGGCAGCTCAGGAATACAAAACGTTTGCAGATGTTATCTCGGCTACAGCAGATGCAGTTTCAACCAAATGGATGAACATATTCCAAATTATATTTGGTAATTATGAGGAAGCTAAAAAGATTTGGACTAAATTTGGCGATCTGTTTTACGATATATTTGCTCAGCCTGTAGATTATATACTTGAGATCACTGAAGCTTGGAAAAAGTTTCATGGTCAAGTGCTTTTGTTTGGTACTGAAGGAAGTTCGGTATTTACTAATCTTCGAGATATATTTTATAGCATAAAAGAAGCTATAGAAACTGCTTTAGGAGATGTATTTAAAGAAACATTTCCTCATATGCAGACATTCGAACGAATGGGTATGCATTTGGCTTATGCTACTTTTAGACTTAATAAAGCGTTAGAAGTAGTTAAGGCAACGGTAAGCACTATTATTACTGAACGTGATGAAGAGAAGATGACCGAAGCCGAGCTAGCTATGAAGAGAGCTACTTCCCTCGCTGAAAGAATACGTGAAGCTTTCCGTGGTTTGCTCAAAATCGTTAGGGCGGTTGCTCGTGTAATTGGCTCTCTTGGTAAGGGTATTCTTCGTATAATAAAGGCTATTCTTCCCTCATTCGACACTATCCTTGATCTCTTTATTAAAGTTGATGAAAATGGATCCGTGCTTGAAGAGAAGAGTAAAGAGATAGCTAGGACTATTGAGATCGTCTGCAAGATTATAGCTGCACTTATTACTAAGTTTAAACAGTCTGTAATGGACGATACTGTTATAGAGTATCTCACAAATCTCGGTAAGTTCTTACTCGGCAGTGTTATTAAGTTTATTAGTGGCTTCTTCAGTAAGGCTGAAACTGAAACTACTGGATTTGCTAGCACTCTTCAGAAGGCTGGTAACACAGTTCTTACTACTCTTCAGAGTATCGCTAACTTTATATTTACAAAGTTGACCGATGCATACAATAAATTTATGCAGACTGGTTTTGGTCAGGCTCTTGGTAGACTGTTTGCTCAGCTTCCTACATTGATCAAAAACATTGGTACTCTAGTTGTCAATGCGATGACTCAGATAATCAATTTCTTCGCTCTTGGCGCTGAAATGGTTAATAAGTTCTTTGCATCATTTAAAGACAGCTCGTTTGGATCTAATGGATCTGGTACAGGTCTTGGTATTCTGGGTATGCTTTTCGTTCTCATACAGTCGATCGTTATGGCTGTTATGGAAGGCAAAACCCTCACGATCATGGATGCCATTAATGAAGCCATCGAGACATTCCAAGAGACACTTGAAACATTCCAGACAGCAATAAAGGCTACTATACTTAAGCAGATCGGCGCAGCTATTCTCGAAATAGCTATTGCTGCACTGTTGCTTGCTCAGATCGAACCTCAGAAGCTTAAAGTTGTAATGCTCATAATGGGCGGCACTCTTGTAGCTCTCCTTGGTTCAATGGCTATTATTTCCAGTATTACATCGTCTAAGGTCGGCGCATCTGGTCTCGCTGGTATGATGAAACAGCTTACTAGTGTAGCTATGTCTATGCTAATTCTAGCAGCTGTAATGATGAAAATCAGTAAGATGGATCCCGAAGAGATGATTATCGGTCTCCTAGGTCTTGCTGGTCTAATGGCGGCTATGTCGTTCTTTGTGGGTATGCTGCGAATAGCTGTAGCATCATTCTCAAAGCAGAGTGTAATTAAATACAAGGGTGAAATGCAGGCCCTGACTCAGCTATTTAAGTCGATGATCATAATGGTCATCGCTATAAACATGCTTAGACCCTCGATCAAGGCTCTTGGTAAACTTCCTAGAGAAGAACTCACTCAAGGTCTTTCCGCACTAATGTTCTTAGGCGTTTATATTTCGTTAATGCTTCTTTGCATATCGAAAATGGCTAATCCTAAGAATACAGGCAAGATGATGTCGCTTAGAGGGCCTGAACTTTTCTATCAAAATATTAAGACGATGGCCATAACTCTTGGTATTGTAGTTGTGGCTATTGGTGCACTTGTTGTTTCTTTAGTTGCTCTTTCGGCTATACCTTTCCCGTTACTACTTCAGGGTTATCTAGCATTGTCTTTCCTCTTAAAATGGATTGGTAAATTATTTAAGCTTACAACTAAGATGATGTCGAATCTCGCTAATTCAGCTCATATGATTTCATCTAGTGCAGGTATTCTTCATATAGGTCTTGCGCTTATAGAAATTACAGTTGCTATAAATCTACTTCTTATACCTATTGAAATATTGGCATATACTCCTTTACCGCTTCTTATACAAGGTGGAGTCGCAACTATTCTATTAATGTCTTGGATGGTTATATTTGTTGGTGCACTCGTAGACATAGTTTCTGGTAGAAGCTTATTCGGCGGTGTAGGCATGGCAAATGCTCTTCGAATTGATCGATGGGCTAGTGATTTGTTATTTATAGGAGCGGCATTACTTGTCATGGTTGCTGCTATTGATTTGCTTATAATACCTATAAAACAAATAGGCGCAATGTCATGGACTGACATTGGCAAAGGTTTCTTTGGACTTTTTGGCATAATGTCTTATGTTTTAGCCTATGTTGCTATAGTAATAGGACTAAGTAGATTGTTAACTGCAAGTCCGATGTTTAGCACGACAATTCTATCAGCCGCTGGTGCATTATTATTAATTGCCGCTGGTTTGGATCTTATAGCGGATGTTATAGAACATTTTGGCGAAATGGATCCTCAAATTTATGAGGGCGGCATAGCTAAACTTACTGAAGTTCTTGGTTGGCTTGCTTTACTTTGTGCGGTATTTGCGCTAATAAGTGCTATAGTCAAAATAGGAGCTAGAAAGTTCGGAGATGCTACTGGAATAGCAAAGAGCGTATTCTTTATTGGTGTTGGATTATTGTCTGTCACCGGTGCACTTTTACTTCTGCTTGTACCGCTGAGCATTCTTTCGAGCATATCTGATCCTAATATTTATAAGCAGGGTATAGTTCGTCTTGCTCAGCTTATGACTGTATTGGCGTTGTTTATAGGCGTTTTAATGCTCTTCTACGGAGGTATGACCAAGCTTAGCGGTGGTTCTAAGGTTCTCACCGAATCAACTGAAGTTAAGCGAAAGGGTATATTCTCTAAACGTAAGAAAACCAAGGATAGCATCACTAGCTTCGGCAAGGATATGGCTGACTTTGGTAAGGCGTTAATGCTCGTAGTTGGTGCTATTACATTGCTTATTCTTCCTCTAACTATACTCGGTAACCTTGATATTGACGTATATGCTCAGGGTCTTGCTGGCCTTGCGATCATAATGGCTATGCTTGCAGTATTGATTGCCGCGATAGGGTATACTCTAAAGGATGTTACTGCTGGTAAGATATGGGCCATGATTGGTCTTATGGCAGTTATGGCGATCATTCTCTTTGCAGTTGTCGAGATGGTAAAGTCCACCGGTGAATACATGTCCGAGTGGAAATGGGGAGAAACTGATAATTCAATAAAATTTATATTAGGTGTTATTGGCATATTTGGTGTCTTAGCTTTATTTATAGGCGCTCTATGGCTTCTTACTAAGACCCTTGGCGAACCCGGTAAGATGCTTGCTGCTGCCGGATCGTTGGCAATTATGGCGGTATCGGTTCTTGCTATATCGTTTGCGGTCAAAATGATCGCTGATGCAGCACGTGAAAACGAAAATGCCGTGCTAAATGCAGAAGCGTTTATAGGTATTATAATGGCTTTGGCGGCCGTGTATATTTATATTCTTAATTACTTCTTAAATCCTAGCGATCTTCTTACTGCAGCAGCTTCGTTTGCTATAATGGCTGCGGGTGTTGTGGCTATAGCTGGTGCTCTTGGTATTGTTGCAGCACTTGATCCAACATGGGATAACGCTTTCCAAGTTATTGCTATAATTGCAGCATTATTCATAGCAATAGGATTAATTGGTGCATTTGTTCCCGGAGCTAATTTAATACAAGTTGCGGCATCGCTAGTTATGATATCTGTAGCATTTGGTATAGTTGCTCTATCGTTGGTGGCTATTGCCGGTGCTATAATCATGCTCGTTAAGGCTGCAGAAGAATCTAAAGATGGTTGGGATGCTATTGAAAAGGGTGTTCAAATCTTTGTTACTTTTGGTATAGTTCTTGGTATAGTTACGGTTATATTGGGTATACTAGGAGCATTACTAGGACCTCTTTCTCTTGGTTGTTTAGCATTTGCTGCATCGGTATTTTTACTCGCTTTGGCGTTCTATTTAGTCGTTCAAGCAATTATTGATATGTCTAATAATTGGTCTACCATAGAAAATTGTCTTAATGACCTCACGACATGGCTTGAAACACATAAAGAAGAATGGGCTACAATACTCGGCGATTTCACAACATTGGTTGTAGATTCGATGCTTCTTGCTGTTGGTGACATACTTAAGCAAACGAGCGACATGGCTGAAGCAGTAATTGGAATACTCAAAATGGGATGGACCAATTACTTTAAAGATCTTGGTGCTCAAATTTATGATGCTCGTCAGGAGAATAAGAGACTACAATCGCTTGATGAACAGGCTAAAGAAAATTATAGATCATATTTCGATCAATCCACTGCTGATATGCAGAGAATTAATGGTATAGTTGATTATACGGTTGCTACAAAAGATGCGTTTAGAAAGCTTATAGATAGCGACAATGTATGGTCGTATGCTAGACAAGACGAACTTGTTGAATTATTTAATGATTCGTTCGATCCTGCGTTTTGGGGTGAAGATAAACCCACTACTGATGACATTGTTGAAGCTTATATTCGTGCAGGTGGTACATTTATAGATTCTGAAGGAAACCAAATCAGTTTAAAATCAAGACAGCGTGAAGCCGAAGCTACTAGAAGTGCAGCAATGAAAACTTCTATGGAGCAGCAGGTTGAATACGAAAGAAAGAATTCAGAATATTTAAAGAGTATTAAATCTAATATTAACGATCGTTATCAAGCAAGTGAAATTGAACAAAGGTTTGGCGTTTTAGATTCGTATTGGGAAAATGCTGAAGACGTTGGTCTTGGCGGTGGCGTATCTGGCGATGGTAATATTATCGGTGATGACGTTACTGTCAATATTAGTCCTGATACGGCGGCTAGAATAGAAGCACTCAAAAACAAAGCTAAAAATGATCCCACTTATAAGGGCGCTACCGAAGCTGAAGCTGAAGCCTCAATGGTTAAATGGGGCGGACAAACTGGTGTAACAGCCGGTGCTAATGCTGGTCAGGGATTTGTCGATAGTTTCTGGTCTGTAATTGCTAACTTGTTCTCCGGTAATGCAGGTAATGTGGCATGGGCTGCTGGACTTAAAGATGTTGCGTCTAAGGTATCCGGCACGTTCGGTACGACTCTTAATGATCTCAAGACACAGTTTGATTCATGGCTTGAGAAATCCGGTATACAGTTTAACTTCGGCGAGTCTGTGGATCAGTTTGCTAATGCTATAGGTCTTGACACTAATTCTAAACTTTATCAGAAAATCAAAACAAATCTTTCATGGGAGAAACTTTCCGGTAAGGCTCAGGATACTATTCAAACATGGCAGCAGTATATGGCTCAAGGTAAAGATCCCGTAACGGCATTTACTGAAGCTGTTGGATGGAACTGGGATACATCGTCTTTGCTTAATGAAGAAACACTTAAAGAGGTTACTGACTTCTTGGGTATAACTGATCTGTTTGAAAGTGAAGATGGTCAGAAATGGCTCGATTTCAGTGAATTCCTCAAACTCGGCGAAGGTGAGAACCCTATAGCAGATGCTATTTCTGAAGCTGCTGGTAACTTTAACATGGAAGACCTCCTTAATACTGACGATCTTAAACTCCCTGAACTTGATCTCGGCGAAATGACTAAGATGCCTGAAATGGATCTTGCATCGCTGTATGACAAGTATGGATTTGGTCAAAATGACTTTGGCGATCTTGGAGCTCTTGATGGAACTGCCTATATGGACGGTCTTGCCGACTCTATGACTAATAATTCTAACTTTGCTAATGCTAGTCAGGAAGTTAAAGATCAGATCGCAGGCTATACTGGACAATCCAAAGACGACAACATGGTCCTCAGAGGTCTCGACGGCACTTATATCGAAGCTGCTAAGACTCTTAATCTCGTTGCTCCTATATTCCAGCAAACCGCTAAAAAGGTTGAGAAAGCGGCTAAGGATAACGGCTATAACCTTGCAAAGGATTACAACGATCCTGAAATTTGGTGGAAGCGTGATGTTGGATCCGATTTCTGGTATCAGGTTGATAAGGATCTGCGTATGGTTAGTGACGCCAAGGGTAACATGATTACTATGGACACTAAGACCATGGAAGCTAATATTGCTCTTTGGAACGCTCTTATGGCCGAAGATCAGGCTAAAGAAAAAGAGGCTAACCTTATACAGCAGCAAAAAGATATGTATATTAAAGACGTTACTGCTAAGATTTACGACAAGGATTATTTAGCTCAAACTGCTAGATATACTTGGGGCGATGATAAAAATGGTAAAGCCTATTTCGGATACGATCTCGGTAATGGTAAAGTTCTAATAACTAATAGTAAGGGTACGCCTAGTAAATCTAAGAATGGCAAGAATGTGCTCTATGATCCTGAAACAGGTAAATACATCGAGGCTGAGAACAAGAGCGTATATAAGTTTGTTAAGGACAAGGATTATCTCGGTAAGGAATATTATGGCAAACAGTTGAGTTACTATAGAGTGCTTATTACCGATAAGAACGGTAAGCCTATAATGACCGACGACGGTAAATTCAAGTTCTATAATCCTACAGACATGATGTACTTTGAAGAAGGCATCACCGCTATGCAAGAGCAGACTCAAGCTCAACAGACTACAGCTGATGGTGTAATGATGATGGCTGATGCTACTCAAAATGCTCAGAACTCGCAGGCTAAAACGTCTCAGGTTAATGGTCAGCAGACAAGTGGCACAAAGACCAATTATACTGGCACAAAGAGTCAGACCGGTACTGCTCAAAATGGACAGCAAACCGGCACGACATCTCAATCTGCTGCTCAGACTGCTAGATCCACAATCGATTACCTGATGAGTATAGAAACTAATACTGCTTCTATTTACAATAAGGTCAATGAGATGAGTACAATCCAGAACAGTATGCTGACATATCTTGGCATGATTAACGATAATACCTATACTTCCGCGACGACACCTGTCCCCGCAACCATTAACGCTGCTCAGTTGAAACTAATATCTCAGTTTACCAATAAAGATCTTGGTGTCGCTTCAGCACTCAAAGCTCGCGGTGTTTGATCAAAATAATTAATTAGTCCTCCATTGTTTTTAGCCTACTAGCTTGATCGCGCTAACGGTTGAGTTAGTAGGCATTTTTTTTTATATATAAACAATTGACAGCAGAGCGTATACAAGACCTCCCTCATAATGACGATTACTCCTGACAGTTTCCGCCACCACGACTGTTTATATAGATGTCACCTCACGTCTTGGTTGCTCGTTAAACATAACTTGCATTTGATACGCTTTGCTTTGAGTTGTTTAGATGATCAAAATGAAATAAAAGGAGGTTACAACTCTAATGTATGCGATATACGACGGTACTCATGCCGTGTTATTCACTAAGAAAGAAACCCGTAACAATACTAATGTAGAGGTTTCCAAACATACTTGGCTTGACTGGCATCTGATACCCTCTAAGAGACCGCAGACAGCGCCTCCTAACGTTAAGACAAATTACGTCGATATACCGGGAGCGCATTCCAAACTCGATCTCTCAAATGTTCTGACAGGTGCTCCCCGATTCGAAAACCGATCCGGATCAATGGAATTCATACTCATGAACAAATCCATTAACTCCGAAGGCCGACCCGAGCTTGAAAAGTATTGGTGGGAACGTTACAGCGAGATAATGAACTTCCTTCATGGCCAAGTGGTAAACATTCAGTTCTTTGATGAATGCTCCGATGCATATTTCGAGAAGTTTAATAATCTCGATGCTAGCAGACCTCAACCCCCTGTACCACCTACGAATGATTTTGTTGATCAGTTCAGTAATCGTGAATGGTATTGGTCAGGTCGAGTAAATGTCTCTGGTTTCGAAACTCAAAATAACTATTCTACGCTCACTATAAGCTATGACGTTTATCCCTATAAGATGAAGTATGTATCTGATGGAGCAACACCTCCTACTTACACGAGGGTGGTGAGTCTGTGAAATTTTATATTTTTGCTGATACCAGTGTTCATTCAACAACTTATAACTGGCAATTAGTTCATGCCGCAGAGAATTTTCCAGACTTTATTTATGGGTCTCCTATTGAGCAGGATAAAGCATTTGCTTATAATATCAAAATGGAAAAAGAAATGAATAGAGCTGGATCTCTTACGTTTACAATTGGTCCTGAGCATCCCTTAGTTAATTCAATGTTTCCTTTAGGCACAACTATTAAAGTCGATATAGATTGCGATTACGATGCAGAACATCATACTTATACAAATGGACATAATATATGGTATGGTCGTGTATTAACAATTGAAAAGACTTTTAATCTTGAACGAAACATTACTTGTGAAGGAGCTCTTGCGTTTCTTAACGATGTTATGGTTCGTCCTAGGAAATATTTCTGGGCGTCTGGTCAAAACGAAAATAAAGCATATAACATGTCCGCAATCAAACTTATGGATGAGCTTTTTGGGGAATACAACGCCATTGTTACAACAAAAGCATATAAAAGAAAGTTTGATAGTTTCGTAGTTGTAACCCCGTATGATCCAACAGATCCCGATTCATATAATGGGTATATAAATTATGCTACGTATGCTAGTATAGACGACTATAGAACATTCTTCGATATGTTTAGTGAAATAGCAGGGCTTGATCCTAAAGTTGGTATATGGGCTGAATATAGGGACGATAGTGGCGATGGTCTTACTTTATTTGTAGCATATTTACCGTGGGGCGAATCTGTAAAACGTATAGAATTCGCTAACAACTTGGTAGATTATAAGAATAATGGTGACGGTCTCGAAATTTATAATGCAGTTATACCTCTTGGTGCCAATAAAATACGTTTGAGTGAAGATTGCACATGGCATTCTCCGTCAGGTGAAAACTACAAAGCGTATATGGCGACTAGTGATTATATGGCTAGTTCGTTGCTTGGAGAGTACGGCTATATAGAAAAAACTATAGATTATAGTGAATGTACTGATAGAACAACCCTTGAAGCTGTAGCACAAGCTAATCTTACAGCATATGAAAAGAGAAAAGCGTGTGAATTTAATGTAACGGCTGTAGAACTTGCTTGGTTGTCAGAAGTACGAGATGAAGGATATACTCCAATACTTTTAGCTGATATGTTTGAACATGATAGTGACGAATCTCAGTTTAATCCTAATAACTTTTTAAATATTGGTTGGGGAGCGTACTTTAATGCCGGTGATGCTCATGGACAGGATGAGTACGATAATGATGAATTTGTTTGTTCAGCTTTATCTATGGATCTCGATAATCCCGGAGCTACAGAGTATAGATTTCAAATTTATGATAACTATACTATTCCGACGAGTCCAAAGATGCTCACCGAATATTACGATCGAGCAAAAGCTAAATCGGCAGGTATACTTCAGGCGGTTGCTCAAAATGGAACAACTTATTATCAGATGGTTGAACCAACAAGAGTTAAGAAGATTGATGATAATACTGTTGTTACCGAGACGGCTGATCATGAAGAAGTTTATACTGCAACTGGCTCAGGTGATGAACGCAGCGACATAACCAAGGAAGATGTAGCTAAAGGCACGTATTTTCCATCTAACAACAATTCCTAAATGAAAAAGTTTCATTAGCATTCAACATTTTTCAAGAATTCAAAATGGAAAATTTTCCCAGAAGGTATTTTCCAGAAAACATTTTAACAGAAAGGAGGTCTCACATCTTGAATAATATAGAAGCTGCCAGAATAATGATGGATGGTCCGGGCGGCAACGTTACTAAAGTAAATAAACTTATTATAGCTAACGGAGAATTTGCTCCAAGCGGAAGTATTATACAAAACGAGATGTGGGACAAGGTTAAGGTTGCTACGAAGCGGTATTATAACCAACAAAACCCTTTTGTATACAATTGGAATGTTTATGATGAGTTTTTTGCAGGATCGGCATATCATATAGTGTTCAAAATGGGTGACGATTATGAGATCGATGTTAGAATGGGCGCTAAATCTATTGCAAATAGTAGCGACAACGAAACTCCTATAACTCATATTGTTTTTAATCCATCATATTCTTGGTATATGTATTACGGATTCATAAATGACGCTGGTACCGGTTATCATGATTTGGATTATTCTTATGTTGATAGCTATGTAATATATGCTAACACATTATTTGCTTTCTATAAAACCGGAATAGACGTGCCGTTATTCATTACTTCTACAGATAATGAATTAAAATTATATTCTAGAGAAGACTATACATTATATACGGCCCCTGATAAATATACTGATATTGGTAAACTTAGACAGGAATTTTGGACAATGATGGCTAATCCTGAAAATAGGATACGCGTGCAACAATCTGGATACACAGTTGGTAGTGGACATTTTGTATTAGAATCGTCTGGACCGTATCGATCAGGTGTACGAATACATCGAGGGGCTTATGAGTCAGGCGCAGAATGGGAAGATGCTTCATATTCAGTGGTTAGTACCAATCATTATACTCCTTGGAATAGTACCGTAATATGGCATTCTGTTTCTATGGAAGAATTGATGTATCACATTGCTAAAATTAATGCTATTAATACGTATTACGATCCATTTCCTAATCATTATAAAGAAATTGATAGTACAGGAGTGATTGTATATGAGCGATAATTACAATGCTGCTAGAATAATGATGGGTGGAAGTGGGTCTTATAGTGGAATGACATTGACCGCATTATCGAATAATACGTATATTCCGCCAACAGGTTATTTGTATAATAGAGCATTAGTGAATGTTAACGATATGATAGATCCTACTGTAAATATATTTTCAAATGGTGATGATGGAGAACATGGAGTAAGTTTTAACACTCAATATTTTCAAAATGTAGGCGAGTTTAATTATGGTAGAAAATATCGATTTAAAATGTATGTTCCAAATTTTAAAACTAATAACGGTAAACTATATGAATTTATAGATATGTTATTTTCTAGTAATTATAGTTATAGTTTGGGTTATCGGACACCTTTGGAGGATTTACAGTATCAATATACATGGCTTGATTCTGATGTACCATTGTTTTTTGAAGTATGGTATACCGGCGTTGATGGCAAGTATCCTACAACAGGCGCATCAGCAATATATAGAACTACACCATTATATCGTTGGATAAACACAAAAAACATAGGAGATCATGTAGGAAATAGATATTTAACAGGTTATCATGGACAGATAGATGATATTGGTAATTCAATCACAGCTACAGTATCCGGACCGACTTATTACTATCATATAAATTCTACGTCGGGACAACCTATTATTGGAGTTAGTGTATCAGTAACAACGGTTGTCGATTGGATGTCTACTTGGTTTTCATACGGTTCGACTATAGATAATGATAGTTATTCTGAAGGGATTCCGGGTCAAAATACATGGACTATGAATCTGGGCGGTAATGATAGCATGGCAATATTTGGCGATTGTAGTTTGTTTTATGTTTCAAAAATAAAAAATACTAGCGATAAATTAAATAAGGATTACGCATCATTTATTAAAGATATGTTTTATGATGTATATACCGGTCTTAAAAGCGGTGTATTACCGAATTCTTATTAAATTTCAAAATAGAAAGGAGCAATCCTAATGATACAAATAAAAACAGTGATAACGACTGCTGCTGAACAGGAAATAGTGTTTGAGAAGTTCAATTTTGGCGGTAAGAAGGACAGTGTTTATGTCTGGGTGCGCAATCTTGGTGACACTGATATTTACATGTCTGATACGTCTGGCATAGTGGCAGAAGCTGACAATGTTATACTGCTCAAGGCTGGTCAGATGGGTCTTGTGACGACTGTTCTTGACAATAAGATATACACACTTGGCGAGACTACTCTTGAGTGTCATGCACAGCTCTTTGCCGAGTGTCCCTTTAGAGGTGCTGCTTCCGGTGGTGGCGGAGGTGGCGGACAGGGCGGTATACACTTCCTCGGCACGACTACTACTGCCCTCACCGATGGAGCGTCTACCAACCCGATTACCATTAACGGCGAACCGGTTGAAGCTCAAAATGGAGACATCGCTATCTACTCTCATCAGGAGTTTATCTTTGATGGGCTGTATTGGAGCGAATTCGGCGATATGTCTGGTCTTGGCGATCTGGCATTTAAGGATAGTGCATCGGGTAGCTTTACTCCTGCAGGTTCAATTTCTACCCCGACATTTACTGGTAATCTCATGCCGGTACAAGTCTCCGGTACTCCTACAGGCACAATTTCCACTCCCACATTCACAGGTACACAGGGTAGCGTGAATATTAGCGTTACACCTACCACTGGCTCCGTTACAGGTATAACGGCAGTTGGTACGCTTCCCGTATTTAGCTATGATAGCGCTACGGAGAATCTTAGCTACACACCCGGTACACTTCCGACAGCCGATACTGCTAAGACATTCATGACAGGCGCTACTGCAACCGGTACATATACTCCTGAAGGTACTGTTTCCACGCCGACATTCACAGGAAGCACTCTTACCTCTAATGGTGACATTACTCCTGCAGGCACAATTTCCACCCCGACATTCACTGGTACAGCAGATACAGTCACTGTGTCCTGACCTAAGTAAATTCAATCAAAATGGAAAGGAGAATGCACAGTGAGTGATATTGTTTCTTGTACTGTACCTATATCTGGAAGTAATGAGACTCTATATTTTAAAGATGCTAATCTAAGAAACGAGCTTACCAATGTTGGCGATTATATTGGGTATTATCCGCTTAAAGGCGTGGTAGGTCTTCATGCAGACTTTGTAAATTCTACATTCACACGACTTGGTGATGCTGTGGGTTTGAATGCTGGTAGTGACTTTGATAGGTTCCCGATGTATGGCGGACGTAGACTTTGTAACCTCGCTGATGATGGAACTGTGAATGCGTGGTATGAAGATTTAACATATACTGAAGATGGCAGCAATGGACAAGTCATGGTGTGGCAGCCGAAGTTCTATTATAAAGTTGTGCCTATTGAGAAAGAACTTATAACTGAAACGGGTCACGATTGTGAAGGTTACCATCTTCTTAAAGCTGATTATTATATTTCCGACTTCAAATGGCCGGGATTTAAAATTCATCCTGCTTTTCTTGATCCTAATGGTAATGAGATGGATGGAATTTATATTTCAGCTTATGAAGGATCAATTTATGATGTTAGCGAATCGAAGTATTTAGTTTATGACGATATGAGTGACGATGGTAATTATACGCTTGGTACATATATTGCTGATGACACTGTTGATAAAATGTGTTCAATATCCGGAGTTAAACCTGCTTCTGGTAATAAACATGTTTTAAGTGCACGACGAATTGAATCGATGTGTCTGAATAGAGGTTTAAAATGGCATAGCGAGAATGCTCAAGTAGTATCGATGGAACAGCTTTTAATGGTAATCGAGTATAGCATGTTTAATATGCAGACTGCAATAGGCGATGGGGTTACAAATATATCTAGCACATCTGTAGACAGTTGTAGTGTTCAGACAGGTGCTACGAGTTCAATTGGTAACGGTACAGGAGTAGCAACGACCACAACCCGTTATATTTCTACAGGCGCCACAACTTATACTGCTACCGATGGAACAGATAAACTATCAATTAGATACAGAGGTAGAGAGAACGACTGGGGAAATGTATATAAGATTATAAACGGATTAAATATTTTAGGAAATAGTAAAAAACGTGGTGGTATACCATATTACTGTGATGATTTTGATTATGAAGACAGCAAAAGCACTGAAAATTATAAAACCACGGGTATTACTATAACTAATGCTAACGAATATATTAAATATTTTGGGTATAGTAACGATTGCGATTGGGGGTTTTTTCCAACATTAGTTGGTAATGGCGCCAATTCATCTACTCCTGTAGGTGATTATATTTATGTTACTTCAAATCTTAATAATTATCGAATGGCTTGTTTTGGTGGTGCTTGGCTTAATACCACAATTGCTGGATCTTTTTCTTGGCATTGTCATTATAGCGTAGGTACTTATAGTAGGGGAATGGGTGCTCGCATAATGTGTCTCGGCCCTACATCAAATAATTAACAAAGGAGGTGTTACTCAAAATGCCAAATGCAACTATGTCTAAAGTGACGGTCCCCATGGATTACGATATCACTTATCCCTCTGCTGCGGATGTGGTGGTAAACGACACGAATGGGGACTTTTATATAGGCGATTTAAGAGTCAATATCTGGACTGATGAATACTCTCCGGGATTTGCAATGGCTAGAATGACTTATTATCCCGATGGAACTCGTAATGCTTATATTCCACAGTCTATATGGATCAAAATGAATAATCCGGGATCATATCTTGATGGTGTACTTACTTACAAGAACTTCAGATTTACTTTCTATTATGATACAATGATTCTAACACTGGATTATGACACGTATAATAAACTTGACGGTACTACAACGTCATATACAGATGCACAAGTTTGGTTTGAGATACCTCCTGAAGGTTATAGAAACTGGTGGACGTTCTTTGGTTATGATACTGCGGCTAGCTGTCTGACATGGCTTAACTCCACAAGCATTAGAGTTGTCACACATCCTAATATGCTTCTCAACATAAAGGACGCTTACGCTAAGGAACAGCTTGAGGATATGCATGCGTATCTGGGATATCCTGATGATACGAGCATTGTGGGTTTACAGGCCGACTTCGAAAACATGACGTTTACTCGACTGGCTGGTGCTGTAGGTAAGACTGCAGGATCGGATTTCAATGTGTTCAAAATGTATGGTGATAGGAAGCTCTGTAACCTTGCTGATAATGGTACTGTTAATGCTTGGTATGGTGAGCAGGGATATATAGAAGACGGCTCGAATGGACAGGTCATGGTCTATCAGCCGAAATTTTACTACAAAGTCCTCCCTCTCAAACTCGAAAAGATTGCTCCTGAAGTAATTGACCCAGAGGCAGCTACACCCGAGTACACCGAACCCGAGGGATATCACCTCCTTAAAGCCAATTACTTCATCTCCGACAAGCCTAAGTATGGGTTTAAGGTACATCCAGCTTTCCTCGATGCTGATGGTAATGAGATGGATGGAATTTATATTTCCGCGTATGAGGGAAGTATTTACGACGTTTCGGCTGCTAAGTATCTCATTTATGACGATATGAGTGACGATGGTAATTACACTCATGATACTTATTTGGCTGATACAACCACAGATAAGTTTTGTTCTATAGCCGGGGTTAAACCTGCAAGTGGCCTTAAGCATACTAGTATGACTCGAACTGGTGTAGAATCAATGTGCCAGAATAGAGGTTCAAAATGGCATAGCGAGAATGCTCAAGTCGTGTCGATGGAACAACTCCTTATGGTAATCGAGTATGGTGCGTTTAATATGCAGACAGCTATTGGTGCTGGTGTAACGGGCATTACTGATATTTCCACTGAATCTAATACTGTACAGACAGGAGCTACGACGTCAATAGGTAACGGTACAGGAGCAGCAACTACAACCACGAGATATATTTCCACAGGAGCCACGACTTATACCTCTACAGATGGAACAAATAAACTTTCTATACGTTACAGAGGTCGAGAGAACGACTGGGGTAATATGTATAAGTTCACGAACGGTCTTAATATTTGGGGTAATGGCAAAAAGCGTGGCGGTATACCTTATTACTGCGATGATTGGACTTTCGCTGAGAGTAAAAAGACCGAGAATTATATTTCGACCAATATTACTTGCACCAAGACTAATGGTTACACGAGATATTTTGGATGGAATGTAGAATGTGACTGGATGTTTATACCGACACTTGTTGGTACACCAGCTAGTGCGACACTTCCAGTAGGCGATTATGGGTACTATACATCAAACCTTAACGGATACAGAATCGTCTATCGTGGCGGTGCTTGGAATAATAGCTCTTATGCCGGTCCGTTTTGCTGGGCTTGGAATCTTAGCGTGGGTTCTCGGTATCGTAGTATCGGTGGCCGTCTTTGTTGCCTAGATTGCTGAGCGGAGCGAAGCCTCCTTTTTGGCAGCAACCCGAATTCCTGAGGGATGTCAGCGCATGCTGAAAGTAAATTCGTGAGAAATCTATACATAAACACTTCAAATAAAATCGAGGTGAAATCAAAATGGCTAATTCAGAAGTTTCAAATATTACAGTCCCAATAAGCAATACTCAAACCACATTCGATGTGAAGTATGCTGATGGTTGGGATGATATAAGGGACATTGAAGCGTGGATAGGTTATCCTGATCAAAATGACATTATCGGCTTGCAGGCTGACTTCGAGAACTCGACATTTACTCGACTGGCTGGTGCTGTGGGAAAGACTGCAGGCTCGGACTTCAATACATATAACATGTATGGTAATCGTAAGCTTTGTAATCTGGCTGATGACGGTACTGTTAATGCTTGGTATGGTGATGTTGGCTATACTGAAGACGGCAGCAATGGTCAGGTGATGGTTTACCAGCCGAAGTTCTATTACCGCACAGTTCCGCTCAAAATGGAAAAGATAGCGGTTGAGGAGATACCTGCTACGGCTTCTACACCCACTGAATACACTGATCCTGAGGGTTATCATCTGCTCAAAGTCAATTACTACCTCTCAGACACCCCCAAATATGGTTTCAAAGTCCATCCTGCATTTCTCGATCCCGATGGTAATGAGATGGACGGTATTTATATTTCGGCTTACGAGGGCAGTGTGTATGACGTGTCAGGTTCGGCTTACGTCTTGTACGATGATCTTGACATTACTTGGGACCCCGTAACAGGCGATCCCACAGTAACCCCGCAGACTTATATTTACGACTTCGATAACGATAAGTTTTGCTCGATAGCCGGAGTTAAGCCTGCATCTGGCATGTCCTACGCATCCGGCACACCCCAAAATGTCCTCACCCGACCGAATGTAGAAAAGATGTGCCAGAATAGAGGATCAAAATGGCACTCCGAGAACTTCCAAATCCACTCCATGGAACAAATGCTGATGGTAGTGGAGTATGCGACGTTTAATATGCAGAGTGTGATTGGAAATGGTTGTACGGCGTATGCTTCATCGACGGGTAACGAGGGAGTACAGACTGGTTCTACTGCTAGCCTTGGTAACGGGTCTGGTGCTGCATCATCGACACTTCAAATCTCGAGTGCAGGAGTTAAGATCACATCAACCACGAACGGTAAAGTCTCCATACGATACAGAGGTCGAGAGAATGACTGGGGTAATCTCTGGGAATTCACTAATGGCGTTAACATCTGGGGTAATGGCTACAAAAGAGGTGGTGTAGCTTACTACTGTACTGACTATAATTACGCCGAAAGTAAGAAATCTGGCAACTATGAATCCACAGGTATCACTTGTGAAGGATTTTTGGGTGTCACGAACGCTTATGGCTACATAAATAACTTCGGGTGGAGCGAGAAATTCGATTGGGGATTTATTGCAACGAGGGCACAAAGAACGGGAGCTGATTCCACGAAACCAGTAGGCGATTATCAGTATTCCACCCGAAACCTCAATGGATACAGAATCGTCTTTCGTGGCGGTTGTTGGGCTGATAGCTCTTATGCCGGTCCGTTTTGCTGGCTTTGGCGTAATAGCGTGGGTAGTCGGGCTCGTAGTATCGGTGGCCGTCTTTGTTGCCTAGATAGCTGAGCGGAGCGAAGCCTCCTTCTTGGCAGCAAAGTAAATTCGTAATCGAAGACTGTATAGTCTGAGATAATCATTTTGGAACAAAATGTAAAATTTGACATCTAGTTAGACATAAAATATATATAAGCTCAATAATTAGGAGAGGATATTTGTACGAGTCAACGCCTGCAAATGTTCTCTCCTTTTTATAGGTAAAGTTCTACCGATGTTCGTCTATCGTGGCGGTAATTGGAATAATAGCTCTAATGCCGGTCCGTTTTACTGGAATTGGAATAATAGCGTGGGTAATCGGAATCGTAATATCGGTGGCCGTCTTTGTTGGTTTTATTTGTAGACTAGGATTTTACCCTGCCCCTTGGCAAAAAATATCGTGGTGAAACTGTGTTAGTAGGTATTATCATACTCGAAAGCTCGGGACTAACTCCAACAAAACCGAAAACTGAAGAATGAGATGTAAATTGAAAAACAGACAGAAAAGAGATGATCAAAATGAAGAGAGTAGGTAATCTATATGAGAAAGTCTACGATATGGACAATCTAAGACTTGCTCATAAGAATGCTAGACGAGGTAAAGGCTGGTATAACGAAGTAAAGATGGTCGACGCCGATACTGATTACTATTTAGACAAAATCTCGCGGTTTCTTATGTTTCAGACTTATCACACCTCAAAATACCATGTCTTTGAGCGTAAAGAGCATAACAAACTCAGACGAATACACAAACTTCCATATTATCCTGATAGAATAGTTCACTGGGCTTTAATTCAGGTAATCGAGCCGTATCTCATTCGAACTATGACCGCTGATACATATTCTGCTATTCCCGAAAGAGGCGTACACTATGGTATGCGACGTGTTCAAAATGATATAGAGAATGACTTTGAGGGTTGCAAGTATTGTCTGAAGTTCGACATTTCCAAATACTACCAATCAATTGATCACGAAATACTCAAAATGAAATTCAGAAGGATGTTTAAAGATCAGAAACTCCTTTGGCTTATCGATGAGATAATAGATAGTGTGCCTGACGAAGAAGGCTTACCAATAGGAAACTATTTATCTCAGTATTGCGGAAACTTATATTTATCAGACTTTGATCATTGGATTAAGGAAGTAAAACACGTTAAATATTATCATCGCTATATGGACGACATTGTGATATTTGCAAACGATAAAACTAAGCTTCATGAACTCTTTAAAGAAATAAGGGCTTATATAGAAGAAACGCTTAATCTTAAAATCAAATCGAACTGGCAGGTGTTTCCTACATATGTTCGAGGCGTTGACTTCTTAGGTTACGTGTTCTTTGGCTCACATACACTCCTTAGAACCACAACCAAGAAAGCCATGCGACACAAACTGCTCAAAATGAAAGACAAAGAGTGGCTTGGTGAGCATGATCGGTGTGTTACTGCGTCTTATTCAGGATGGACTAAACACGCTAATTGTCGACACTTGGAACATTTGTATTTGGAAACTATACAAAGGAGACTTATTCAACTTAAACTTCAACTCAAAATCAAAATGGAAGGAGCTTTAAGCTTATGAAAGATTATGGCATCACTCACGCAGATGAACGACCTATTACTCCTGACATCAGAGAAACTAAGGTCTTTCTCGCTGAGAATATTGAAGAGGAGGAAGTGCCTGATTACGGGTTTGACGAAGAGACTGGCGAAGAAACGGTCTCCACTCATACCGGCTACAAGTACAGACTTCTCGAATACACCAAAGATGAATACATAGCACTACTCAATGAGCAGGTGACCAATACCCAGCTCGCACTAACTGAACTTTTTGAGGAGATGATTTGATGAGTTATATTGTAAAAGTATACGCTGACCTTATTGAAAAGGGTGAAAAGACACTCGATCAGGTCCCTCTGAAGTATCGTGAGCAGGTCTACGAGGAACTTGTGAGACGCGGCTATTATCCTGAATCTGACGATCATGGCGATCAAAATGAAGAATAAAGGAGGGTGACAAATGCAGATTAAAACGGTTGTAACGACGGCAGCCGAGCAGCAGATAAAGTTTAATAGGCGTTATCAGTATATCTGGCTTAAAAACCTTGGCGAAGATTGTGTTTATGTCAGTGATAAGCCGGGTATAGTAGCAAACGCGGATAACGTTGCTAAGCTTGGTGCCGGCGAGATACTCATGCTCACTTCGATCAACGATGATATTTACACTCTCGGTGCTACAACTCTCGAATGTCACGCTCAGGAATACTCGTCTTGTCCTTTTGGTGAAGTGGGTGGTTCAGGAGGCGGATCAGAAGCAGTTCTCATCACGAAGTCCGTTATTCAAAATGGCGTATACAATGCCTCATCTGACAATGCTGATGGGTATAAGACGGTGAATGTGAGTGTGTCGCCTAATGTCGACTCGAAGAACATTACTCAAAATGGTACTTACACAGCAAGCTCTGAAAATCTGGATGGTTATTCGAGTGTCTCTGTTGATGTACCCATAGATGCCAAATCCTCCACGATTACTCAAAATGGCACGTATACCGCTTCGACCGATGACCTTGCTGGATATTCTAGTGTTACCGTAAACGTGGCGCAGGACGTGGAGCTTATGACAAGTGCACAATGGAATGTTTTGACTACGGCACAGAAACAAGCGAAAGGGCTTGTTGGTATACAGGATAGTCAGAGCGGATTTAATCGAGGTATACTCGTGAACGGTGCTGACTATATTGCCGCTCAATATCTGCCTTACAGTGACAGCACGTTCCTGTTCTGTGAAGCTACAAAGGACAATTTTGATGCAAGTGAAAACACATGGGGTTCAGGTGAGCATCCTGCTATTTACAAGAGCAATGAACATAAACCGTCATATAACTCAGCAGAAGATGCCGTATATGTAAATTCGGCTTCTGATAATGATGTAGTACCTTATGTTGACTTGACATATCCTCAGCACCCATTTACAGCGTATGCAGTTCTGAAACTTGTCAGTCCTTCCAGTCAGTCAAGAGTTCTGTGTGCTTTTGCTGCTCGTGACAATTCACAAGGTATCGGTCTCAGAGGCAGTCCAATATATGTTGCCGCATGGGGTGATGATACAGATACAGGCATCACTTGTTCAGATTATGTTGTTGTGGCGATAAGGCTCACAGCGGCAGACACAACAGATGGTGCAAGCGGATTTGTATATGATGCTGCTAATGATGATGTAATACAGATAGACAAATCTCCTGTAAACTGTGGACGATATGTCGCTGTATGCAATGCTGATAAATTCGGCTCAGGGTATTTAGGTGAACAGGCAAATGGCTATGTGAAATACTTTGGCGTAATCGGTACATCTGAAAGTGATGCAACCGTGGAAGCAAATATGCGCAGTCTGTACAACACGTTCTTAGCGGAGTGATGCCTATGTCCGAGGTGATTACTGCTGTCGTGGTAGCGGTCATTGCGTCTAGCGGTCTATGGGGGCTTATACAGTTTCTCATAGGCCGCAAAGATAAGACTGCTGAGAAGATCGACGAGACTAACAAAAAGATAGACAAGCTAACTGACGTGGTGATGGAAGTATCGGAGAGAGTAGATGCTAACTCTGCGACAAATGCTAGAACACGAATTCTACGCTTTGACGACGAGCTTATCAATGGTATACATCACTCTCGCGAATACTTCCAGCAGACCATGGAAGAAGTGGATATTTACGAGACGTATTGTGAGAAGCATCCCAATTACAAGAATAATGCCTGCGTGATAGCCATTCAACACATACGAAGAGTGTATAATAAGCTGCTCGACGAGGGCGGGTTTATACAGTAGAAAGGGGAGTGCCCTAATTGATCAAAATGACCGATAGCGAGCTGTATCATTACGGTACTCCTCGACACTCTGGACGCTATCCTTGGGGTTCAGGAGTCAGACCGTATCAGGGTGAGAAACACGATATTACTCGTTCTACTGATTCAATAGGGAAGCATAAACAGTATAATAAGGACATCAATGATATTTATAAGACGTTTAGTGATAGAGAGAAGTCTTATATTCAAGCCGAGAGTCCTAATGAGAAAGCTCCCAAATACTACTATGACCCTAAAACAAAGTACGATACGGCTAATAGAGTGTATGCTGACGTGATCAAAATAAAGGACGTTCCCGTAGCGTTTATTGAGTATTGGCAAGGTCATATAGAAGACGAGAATATTATCGATATTTCTATAGGTGTTCGTAATGATCCTAAATACAGACATGCCGGATATGCTTCTCGACTTGTTGAAAAAGGTAATAAAGAGATAGAGAAGATGGCTCAAAATGGAACTCTCGATCAGTCTATTAATCGTCTCATTTGGGGTACTGATAGCGAAAACAGTAAGTCAATTCAAACCGCTATTAAACTTGGTTTTGAAGAATCGGAAGAGTTTACAAGGGATAACGGTCAAACATACAAGCTACTTTCAAAGAACATAAGGAGCTGATCAAAATGAAAATAGACTGGAAGCGTAAACTGTCGTCTAGGAAATTCTGGATGGCAGTTATAGGTGTCGTCATATCAGTTATGGTGATATTTGGTGCGTCTGAGGAAGAAAAGACCCAGATAACCGGTCTCATCACAGCATGCGCGACTCTCATAATTTATATTTTGGCGGAAAGCAATGTCGATGCTCATCATACTGTTGATAGTATCCCTACTGAAACAGAGCATGACGAGATCGAAATTAATAAGACTGAGGAGTGATCAAAATGATAAAGGTCGTTGTCGAAAACGGCGAACTTCCACAGAAGGAAATTGATGCTTATGTCAACATGGCAAACAAAAAGCATCCTAATTGTAAAGAGATGCATATTACTATAGTAGACAATGACTTTGTTGACATCGATTTTCATTATGACGATATTCCTTTTTGTCGGTACAGGCGCATCACAGGATACCTCGTTGGAGATATGGATCGTTGGAATGATGCAAAGAGGGCTGAAGAAAAAGATCGTGTAAAGCATGGGAGTGTGGACGATGGCAGTATATAACTATCTCTCAATCGACTCAAGTAATACTCTTGGTATTAAGACTTTCCGTGATTACCCGCATCCTGACCTGTCTTCGATTAAGAAACTTGGTGTCGATCTCTCCAAGCATAATGGTGATGTGGACTTCGATCTGCTCAAAAAGACCGGGGTTTCTTATGTTATTCTAAGAGCGGGTTTCGGCAAAGTCGCTAAGCAGAAGGATACCAAGTTCGAACAGAATTACAAAGCTGCTAAGGATGTAGGTCTGGACGTTGGTGCATATTGGTACTCATATGCTGAGTCTACTGCTGATGTTGAGCAGGAAGCAGAAGCATGTCTACAGTGTATCAAGGGTAAGAAGTTCGAGTATCCCATATTCTTCGACCTTGAAGAAGCTAGACAGTTCAAAATAGGTCAGATCTTCTGCACTAACATAGTCAACCTTTTCTGTGATATTCTTGAGACAAACGGTTACTTTGCAGGACTGTATATGTCGAAATCGCCGATGCTTCAGTATGTCACACCTGAAACCAGAAGGAAGTATGCTCTGTGGGTAGCTCAGTATAACTCAAAATGCAACTATCCCGAACCTTATGGTATGTGGCAGTTTACACCGAACGGCATGCTCATAGGTCATAGGTGCTACTTCGACTTCAATGAGTGTAATGTGGATTATCCCAGCCTCATGAAGCAGAGAGGACTCAATGGCTATGCTAAAGAAGTAAAACCCGTTGTGACCGAGACTACCGAGCAGAAGTATAAGTATATGGTAGTAGTCGACACATTCGACAAACAGTCACAGGCAACCGACCTGCTCAAAATAGTCAAGAAACAGTATCCCGGTGCTGTGGTGAAGAAGATTAAAGCGTGAAGGAGTAATAAGCGTGAAATCGTATTCAGAATTAATCAGAATCCCGACATACGATGAGCGTTTAAAATACGCATATATTGGTGGCGGTATAGGAGACGAGACGTTTGGATTCGATCGATTTTTGAATCAGAAGTTATACAATTCGGCTGAATGGCGTCAACTCCGTAATGAGATCATCGTACGAGATAATGGCTGTGACTTAGCTTGTAAGGGCTATGATTTGTTTGACAGGATCCTCATTCATCATCTCAACCCTATTACTCGTGATGATGTGCTGGATCGAGCCGACTGTATATTTGATCCCGAGAATCTAATATGCGTGTCGTTCGATACTCACAACTATATTCATTACGGACAAACTGACGATAGACTTTCTGGTTTAAACTTCGATCGTAAGCCAAACGATATGTGTCCTTGGAAATAACAAACGAAGGATGTGTTCAAAATGGATAGTATCTTGGGTACTATTAAGAAGATGATTGGCGGTAGTGCCGAAGGGTATGACCATTTCGACACCGACATCATCGTTCATATAAACACTTCGCTCAATATTCTTAATCAGCTCGGTGTAGGAACTCCCGGTTTCTACATTGTAGACGATAAAGCAACATGGAGCGAGTTCTATGACGGTACGGATCTTAACATGATTCAGACCTACATATATCTCAAAGTCAGACAGCTCTTCGATCCTCCTAATGGTAGTGGTTTAAGTAATTCTCTACAAGATAACTTAGACATGCTCGAGTGGAGAATCAATGTTCAGGGCGATCATACTTCCTGACATCTTAAGAAACGTCGTGGTGATTAGAGCTAGGTGACTTTATATTCTCATCTGGTTACAAGTTACATAAACGTTACACTCTACACTGATTTGTCACTGCTGTTCTAAAGTAGTAAAGTATAAGAGACTTACTCTTGTTCAAAATGAAACGACTTACTTATAGAAGAGCATACACGTATACACTCCTGTCTGTAAATATTTGCAAGATAAGTCGCAGGCAGGAGTATTACGTTTATACTTTATTCCTACATTTTAGCTGTCAAATGGCGAATATGAACGATTTGTAAATTCTTAAAAAGAAATTGAACTCGGTTGAGCGGTGATCAAAATGGCTATAGATCGACGTCGTATAAAGCGGTTAGATATTATTAGTAACAGTCGAATGTAGGTTACTCATACACTATTCCTACATCACTATTTGGTCGTACACTGAAATCCTATACTGAACAAATTGTCATTCCATGTCGTTTTGCTAAACTCAACAATGTCTCAGTTTCTTCAACATTATTTTATTTTTTCAATTTCCTCTTTAAGCCACTCGATAGGTCTTACTGTATAAGTGTCCTCGGTGACATCAGTTATAGCGTGTCCGACTATTCTCTTAATTGCGTAGTCGTTCACGTTATATTTTTTGGCGTTAGTTATGAATGTCGTTCTGGTGTCGTGAGGCGTATGTTCTGGATTGATATTTAGGCTTTTGAGGGTTTTGTTAAAGAGATAATGGTAATGATCATATGAAAGCTTCTTATTATCAGGCTGTAAGAGATATTCTGTTACTGATGTGTTATAAAACTCTTTAACGAACTGTGATATTTTTGGATGTATAGGCACAATTCTATTAGTTCCTGACTTAGTCTTTATACCTCCTGTGAATGTCATATTTTCAAGATCAACGCGATCTTTAGTCATCTTAATGAGTTCTTGGGGTCTCCAACCTGAATAGCACCCGATCAAAATGATTTGAATAGTTTTGTCATTTGAATGTTCCCAGAGAGTAGCGAGCTCTTTATCGGTGAAGGGTATATGGTGCTTTGAATCGGCATCCTCGATTGATATTTTCATCTCTCTAGCGTAATTTCTGTCAATTAGCTCATACTCGATAGCATAATCGTAGAGTTTGTTGAGTAGTGACTTTATATTTGACTTCATTACCGGGCTTGCTTTATGAGTCGTGCCTGCATACGTGTAATCTGCCTGCTCGATACATGTTCGTAGATGCCTGATACGTATCTCTGATATTTTCATGTCATGTATCTGGTGACAGTATTTCCATGCGAGGTCAGTTGAATTCTGTTGACCCACGCTGACTGTTTTAAAGTATTCTCTACTCCATTTAGTATAGAGGTCGTTTATGGGTATGTCTGCAGCGATGTCATATGGTGATCTATTATATTCTATGAGCGCTTGATAGGCTTCGTTATAGGTCGAGAAATAGGCTTCTGGTTTGAGGAGTTTACATATCGGTCTACCACGAACATCCTTACCTACAGTCACCATCGCACGAAAAGGCTTTCTAAGGTTACGGGTTTTAAGCTCAGATATTTGCCCGAAACCATTAGGGAGTCTTCTGTGTTTTGGTGATCTTTTCTGTTTTATATTTGTTGACAGTGTATCGTTGTTTGCGGGTTTAAGAGGGTAACCACAATGAGGACAAGCTAGAGCCTTATCAGATACTTGAAGTTCACATTCGGGACATTTGATTAGCATTTGATCAGATCCTTTCTTTATATTTCGCGATTCGCAAAAACTACATACTATTATATGGACAGAAACTAACTATTTAAGGAGTTGATTTTATGAAAATTTCAAAAATTATAAGAAACTTTTATATATATTCATTTGTAATCCCGAAGATTAAAATGGACTTTGTAAGTGGACTTATAACATTAGAAGAAAGAGACAAAATGATTCAAAAAATGTGGGATCTTCTGTCCGAGGAAGAAGAGGATGAGGAATAACATCCTCTCTTCTTTTTTTTATTATATCATTTCGGTGTATGATTTGTCAAGTCCTACACTGTATTTTATTTTTTTTAGGAGACTCAGGTAACTATTTTTCGTGGTATAAAGGTAGTATCTAAACTTAAGGAGGTACTACTATGATATTTAGTAGAGGATCAGTTCCTATAGCTGTGGTGGCTAAAGTATACGGTAAAGATCCATCATGGGTTCGTGCTGGGATCATCTCGGGTTATCTCAAAATAGGAATAGCGACACGCGGAGGTAAGACAGTGACTTCTCTCGACGATATGACAAGTAAGAAAGGTCGCATTAACTATTATATTTCACCGAAAGCCTTATATGAGGAAACTGGTTACGTCTGGGAGGGAGAGCGGGTATGAGAGTCAGGAATGATATTTCAAACAAGAACGAGTATAAGCTATCTAAACATCGCTTTCTTGAGCTAAAACACATGTGTCTGCAATACGATGAGTGGCGTGATATTCTCAGGTCACTTGATGGTTATCGTGGTGGTATGATCGAGATACATGGTAAGCGACAGAGATTATCCGAGACTGATATTTCGTGGGTTTTGGAGAAAAGAGAGTATTATTTAAGTCAGATTGAACGTGTAGAGAAGGCTGCATTTGACACAGATCCTTCACTCGGCAAGTATATTCTCTATGGCGTTACTCACGATGTCGGGTATGATTACCTTTTGCTCAAAATGGGTATTCCTTGCTGTAAGAATGTTTATTATAAGATGTATAGGAAGTTTTTCTGGATGTTGGATTCTAAAATGTATTAATTCGCGATTCGCAAATTTTCAATATTCTTATATGGAAGAATATTCCTAATAAAATAAACTAATAACAAAGGAGAATTTATTATGACAATAAAAGAAATGATACTGAATGTATTATCAATACTAGGCGTGCTTAGTGGCAATATTGTATTTGGCACAATAGGCGCAATCATACTGGTAATTACGACGGTTATATTTTTAATATGTGTGACAGAACATAAATCGCCTAGCTATATGTTTAGGAATGAGGAAGAAACTAACGAAGAGAACGAGGAGTAACATCCTCTTCTCTTTTTCGCCCGCAATTAATACACACTATTATATGGAGACCATAACCAATAAAAGGAGGAATTTTTATGTTAAATAAGATTAGAGAAGCTATATCGACAATGATATTTAAAGGAATTATATCTCTCTGTTTAGAGGGATGGCTCAGAGATGAAGAGGTGTAACAGCCTCTTCTCTTTTATATTTACCCGCATTTTATACATACTATTATATGAGAGAGAATGGATTCTAATTTTATATTTGAAAGGAGAGATAACTATGACGTATATGACTAGAGAATATATCGCCGAGGTTAAAGAAATTAATAACAATAATTTTGGCGAAATAAAGACAGTCGAAATGATGAACGATCTCGAGAAAGCAATGAATAAGACTTTGGAATTGATTAACTTTCTCAAGCAGAGAGGAATGTCGATCGACAACGATGAGGATTAACATATCCTCTCTTCTTTCACACTATTATATTTTTCGCTCGAACAAGCCCGCATATAATACATAAATCTCGTTTATACTAAACAAGCCCGCATATAATACATGGCCTTATACGGAAGAATATTCCAAATTTATATTTAAGGAGGAAATGAAATGAACAATCAAATTTTAGAAAGGGTAATGGATCACATTATGGGATTTCTAGCAGGACTAATCATTTCAGTATGCTTGATATTTAAGTATTTAATTAAAAGTGTATTTGAAAGTATTGGTACCCTAGCTAGATACACTGTATTAGGATTCACGACCGCAAACAATTCTAGAATAGAAGCGAAATTCATGAATCCCGATAATTGGGATGATGGAATGTTCTGACTAAATTGAGGAGAGGTGTAACAGCCTCTTCTCTTTTATATCAGTAAACAAAATTAAGAAAGGTTGGGAAGATCATAAAAAGGAGCGGGAGGGCTAACAACCCTCTCTTTCCTTTTTTCTTTTATATTTATCGATGCTCGCATATATTACACCGCCTTATATGGAAGAAACTTAATGTTTCTAACTAATTTTTAATTATCTAAAGGAGGAGTCATTATGACTAAGAAGACTAGCAAGAAAATAAAGAAGATAGCAAAGACCACTGCAGGTGCAGTAGGCGGAGCAGTTATTGGTGGCGCAAGTGCCGCTTTAGACGTTGCTCTGGCCCCTGTATATATTGTGGGGTCCGCAGCAGTATCAGGATTTAACGGAGCTAGAGTTGTTAATCACAAAGACACTCTTGATCAGATGATCGAGAAGAAGCGGCAGAAACTTAGAAAGAAGTAACCCAACTGAGGAGAGGTGTAACAGCCTCTTCTCTTTTTTGTTTTATATTTAGTCATAAACAACTCGCAAAATATACATGTCCTTATATGGAGAACAATAGTTATGTTTTCTAGACTTTAACAAGTCTTAATATATTTATAAAGGAGTTGTTATTATGACTAATAACGAAAATAAGGAATATGTAGTTTATAACGGAATGGTAATGACAAGAGAAGAATATAAGGAACTGAAGGAGTCTGAAAAGAACTAAAAATCCAAGACTAAGGGGCTTACACAGCCTCTTAGCTTTTTATTTTTAAAATATGAACAAATTATGAACGAATGTGATAGTTTTGTGAAAATTATCCAATTTTCTATCCAAATCCAGTTTTATTTTTGGTAAAAATTGCAAAAATGCTCAAAATTCGCGGATCGCGAAAAATGACTTCAAACAAAACTGGTTTTGGGCAAAACTGGTATGGAAAGTGGTTGGCGTCAAATGGCTTCCCTACGTCGTTTGCGGGTTTTTTAACCAAATAACCACTTTTTTATATACCTAATAGTATTTTTAATAAAAAATAAGTAAAAAATATATTAATAGGCAAATAAAACTGGTTATTTGGTTAGAACTTGTTTCTACGACTTTTTGTTCATAATTTGTTCATAATTTCGCATTTTCTACATCGGCTTATATGGAAAGGAAGTAGAAGGTGTCCCTACGACACAACGACAACCTTTCCTTATATTTTTAATAACCGCCCGCTTGATATTTAAGGAGGAATTTTCAAATGAGAGAAAAGTTTGTAGTAAGAAAGAACACCAAGGACAACGACAACTGGCTGATCGATTTCTATTATTCACGCAACGGCAAGGAGTTTTATATGTTCAGTCAGAACTACACCGACGGAGTATATGACTGGTTTAAGTATGGTCGTAGCGAAGGTGAGCTCAGACAGTTCAAGGGTTGGCGAAATAATAAGACTCTCGCGAAGACAATAGAGAAGATCCCGATGTATAAGAAGTATATAGTTAAAGAGATTGCTTGAAAGGAATGATCAAAATGAATGGTGCTCTTATAGTCGGAGCATTAATAGGTTTCATGGTAGCACTATTTCTAATAATAACAGTGTTAGTGTTAGCGTTTAAATTCGATGGCGATATTCAAGTTCGATACGACGAAAACAAAGAAGGTCCGTATTTCTTTCTAGAAATAGATTCGCCGAAGTCTATAGAAAAGAAAGGTATCGTGATATTACGAGTGAGAAGGAAATAACCTCGCAAAAGATACATCGGCTTATATGGAGTAATATCCAAATTTATATTTTCAAGGAGGAATCTACTATGGGTAGAAGACGACACAAGAAAAGATATACTATTGAGAATGCGGCAGAACGCAGGGCAATCGCAAAGCTCGATGACTGGGATACCCCAATCGACGACAACGATGCGAAAATTATCGAAGCTCAGCTCAAAATAAGAGGTGAAAGGAGGAATAGTAGAGGCAACGATGCAGCTAATATTGTTCTGGGCGTCGGTAAAATAGTAGCTGGAGTCGGAATGGGTGTAACCTGTCTCAACTTTGAGAAGACCGGCAATCTGACAAGTAACATTAGTAGATCTGTCTTTAGTGGCTTTACCAAAGTATTCCACGGCGGAAAGTAATTAAAGATATTACCTAGAGAGAGTAAGGGGCTCAAATGAGAGCCTCTTATTCTTCCAGACGAAGCAGAGTGAAGCTAGCAAACACACTCTGTTTTGTTCTTTGAATGTACACGAAAGGAGATTGCTCAAAATGGGTAAGAAACTATTTAATCTATTCTTAGATTCTCTTAGTGGTGCTGTGTGCAAGTCCATAGACGTATATTATACTATATATAATACACTACGACCTGCATACTATAAAGCAGTTAAGAAAGATCCGCCTACCGATATTATGTATAGTCGAGACGGCGATCATTTCATTATGTGATGTCGATAGTCTCCGCAAATTATACATCGCCTTATATGGAAGACTAATTCCAAATAATAACTTAAGGAGTGATGTGTATGTTTAAGAAGAGACATTACAACAAAGAGAGATCTAAGAAGCTGAAGAACGCGATCTCAAGAGACAATATGAATGATAATCTGGACAGGCTCGAAGCTTGGATGGATAGACTCAAGAACATCGAAAAGGATGTTACAGAGTTTACATCCAACGGCGATGCTGAAGGATTAGCAAATTATATGACAAAACTTGAGAAAGACTTCACGGAGCTTGGAGATCTTTGCATTGAGATTGTGTCCGATTATAAGTACATAGCCGAAGGAGGTTATGTAAAGGATTGAGTCTTTAGCGAGAAGAGGTGTAACAGCCTCTTTTCGTTTTTATATTTATTCATCATTACAAGAAAGGAGTTCAAAATGTAATGAGTATCTTTAAAAAGTTTCTCAAAGGCGCAGAGAAACGATTACCAGAGATTCTTACAGCGACGGGATTGATTCTCAATGGAACTGCAATCGTTGAAGCTATAAGAAATACTCCACGAGCGCTTGATAATTTGCGTCAGGCAGAAGATGAAAAGGGAGCGCCCCTTGACACATCCGAAAAAATCGACGCTACGTGGAAATGTTATATTCCTACGATGGTGACTGGTACGCTTGGTGCCGTGTGTATTATAGGCGGAGCAGTTAAGTATCGTAAGCAAAATGCAGCACTTGTATCATTATATGCTATATCTGAGGGTGCACTTTCAGAGTACAAGAAGAAGATGATACAGGAGCTAGGCGAGACAAAAGTAAAAGAGATCGAAACCAAGATCGATCAAGAAAGATCTGAAAAGATTGAGGATGAACGATCAAAATCAGGTTTGACAATTATTGATCCTGATAATTCTACGCAGGTCGTATTTAGGGAACAAGATCTCTGTCTCGACACATTTACGTACAGATATTTCTACACAACAGAAAATGACGTAAAGACCGCTGTAGTTGAACTTAATCATGAGATTAATAAGGGCGATTTCGTGACGCTTAATGATTTTTACTTCAAGTTAGGTGTTGAACCTGTTGATTTTGGTGGTGACGTTGGATGGGATACTGATATAGGTCTCATTGACGTGTTCTATGACAGTATAATGTATGGCGGTCATCCGATAATGACTATTAAGTTTAAGAATCGTCCGCGTAGTTCACACTACAGCAGGTATTATTAATTTATATTTGGAGGTATATTTTCATGAGAATAGGTAAAATAATGAAGCCTTTGACTAAGGTTGCAAATGTAGTTGGTCCCGTTGTATCTATCGCAGAAGGCGTGTCGTTTGTGTATGATATTGCTACATATAAAAAGAGGGCACAGAGAGAGCGTAGAGAGCGCGATGAGACAATCAGACGTGAGGTAGCTACAACGTATGTTAAGTCTAAAGAATCTCGCGAAGAATTTCTTAGAGCTGAAATGCGTGAATTTGTCAAGTCTGAGCTTCCTACCGAAGTAACTGCACAGCTTAATTATATTCTTCTCGAAAAGGAGAGAAGAGAGAAGGAAAAGCGTAATGGACAGGATCCAGCGTGATGCTCTGAATGCGTTAAACGATTACATTAATATAGTTAATAAGGAGTATCAAAACGAATATTCTGAAAAGTATTCGACGCAGTTATGGGCTCTCAATGCACTCAAGGAGGAGTTGCTTCTGCATGATCAACCTCCTCTTTTGGTTATTGACTCTTTTTGTAGGAAACTCGTAAGGTTTTCTTACGATAACTTTATATTTACATATGCAGCAAATGCTATAGAAAGCTTTATGCGAACTATACTATAATTTATATTTTATGGAGGACTAAATATGAGTTTTGCAAGAAAGGTAAAGCGTTGGTGTAAGGAACACGAGCGCGAATTGATAATCTGTGGTGCTACGACAGGTGTAATTGTCGGCACGGTCATAATTAATAAGAAGCTCAATGCACGTCATAAGAGCACAACCAACAAGTATATAGGCAATGATATTGTCATGAATCTTGATGATAATAGCGTGACATTTCTGCCTGTAGAGAGTGAAGTGGCTATGGGCGCGAACTCAAATTATTATAGACAGAAGTATCCCGATATTCCAGATGCGCTCGTAGCTCCTGCTGAATCTACTCTAAATTTCGTAGGCGATAACATAATTAACAGATTCACCGATTTTGACGGTGTAGGTTATGAACCCGATTTAGCGGTCGCGGTTCTTAATGAAGCAACTGATGAAATTCTGAATAAAGTTGATATCGATGATATTAAGGCTATTCAGATGCTCATAGATCTTAAGTAATTATATTTTGGAGGTATTTAATCATGAAAAAGACAAACACAAACGCACAGGCACAGGAAAGCGCAAACGTTAAGGTTGACACTCAGGACGCTATCAAGCTTGAGGATCTTCCTGAGGAGGAAGAGCTCATAATCATCGACGATACTGTTGAAAATGCAGAGAACGCTGAGGTTACCGAGGAACAGCAGAAGCCTAGAAGAAAGAAGGGTCTCGTTAAGCGTGTAACCGGCTGGTGCAAGCGTCATAAGAAGGCTCTTATATTCACAGGTATCGCTGCAGGTGCGGCTGTAGGTGGTTATGCATACTATAAGCACTATAAGAGAGGTGTGCGTAGACATCAGCAGGCTCTTGAAGCAGCTATAACTGAGGGTGCTCCTGCTCTTGTGGATAAGTCTATAGCAGATCTTCCTATGGCAGAATATGCGGCTGCAGCAACCGATGTTGACAGCTCTTTCCTCGTAGATAAGGTTCCTGATCTCAAAATGATCGATAGAACGGGTAAGACATTCCTGCAGAATCTTCCTACATTTAATGGGGAGTACACTAAGATGTCTTCCAAGATCGTTGATTCCACAAAGGATGAGATCACAAAGGCTGTTCTTGAGAGCCTTGACAACGTAATTGATAACGTAGACATAGATACGATTAAGAGCGTATCTCTGCTCTATGATATTACTTAAGCAGATAAAGCGTGCGTTGGTCAAAGAGGCGCTCAATTCGATTGATATTAGCAAGCCGACATCTCTTGGTAAACCAAACAAACTCGGAAAGAATGCCTCTGTAATCCAGCCCAAGCGCCGCACGGTTATAAATGACGTGATGGAGAACCCTGAAAACTTTATATTAGAGGCTTGGCTCGATAAAGATGAGATAAATGTCAGGGTTAAGAGGAGGTTCGTTTATGAAGACCTTGAGCACACTGATGTCAAAGACACTGCGCTTCGTAAATAAGCACGGGTCATTGATATTATCTATAGGCGCTGGAGTATGCATGATCGGTGCCGTAGTATCTGTTGCGGATGCTACGAGCAAGACGATGTCAAAAGTGCATGATAAGCGCATTAATGAAGTGCTCAAAATAGTCGATCGAACTAAGCAGCAAGGACGCGAGCCTAATATTCATCAGATTGTAGATCTTACAGCGAATGATGAGTATACGCTCTCGACCAAAGAAGTAGTTAAAACATGGGCGCTTCCTGTGGGATTCACTGCAGGAGCGCTCTCTTGCATTATATTTAATTATAGATTTAGTGCAACAAAAGAAGCAGCTCTTATAGCAGCGGCTACATCTGCAGCAAGCATGTTCGCGACATATCGTAACAAAGCACTTGATATTTCTAATGACGTAGATGACAAAATAGTAGATGAGATAGTCAAGAGCGATACAGCTTACTTTGATATTTCGGATTACTTTGCACATCACGGTATAAGCGCTGACGAAACAGTTACTTTCTACGACGAAAATGTTGGCGGATATTTTGAAATAAGTCCTAATCGTTTTCTCAGAGGTTTGTATCACTTCCAACGAGAGATTGTTCAAAATGGATATGTCTCTTTAACTAAATTCTACGATTTCTTAGGTCTTAAACCCGATCACAAGCATAAAGAGTATTGTGATATGTATGGTTGGGATCAAGAGTCCATATGTGAAGCCATTAGTTCTGGCTGGCTTGATGTTCATATAGAGCAAAAGATCATAGAAACTCCTGAAGGCGAGAGCGATATGATTATATATGAATATTATATGGACTTCGATCCTGTAGATCTAACGGTCGAATGGATTGTATCGTAAAGGAGGTGAAATAGATGCCTGAGATCAAAATAGACAATCAGACAAGCGTGCAGACAGATAAGAATAAGAAACCTGTTACAGGTCTGGCGAAACTTGGTAAAGCAATAATTAACGATGACTTTGATCAAATTGGTAAGAGTCTCGTTGAAGATATTCTCATACCGAGTTTGAAGAACACGTTCGCAGCTCTTGGTAAGAACTTCATCGATATGTTATTCTTCGGTGAAACTAAGGGAAATTATTATGGTCAAAATGCAAGTGGCTACCATAATAGTTATAAGTCGAATTCTAGCAATTCGAGCTCTTCAAGCAGACCTGTAATGCAGGATCGCGGTGAATATTTTATGTTTGAATCGCCTGCGATCGCTAGTAGAGGTGATGCTGAGCGTATAATTTATAAGCTCGGTAAGATTCTTGACGAATGGAGTTATGTAGAAGTATCCAATCTGTACGAACTCGTTAATGAAGTCGCACCCTACACGTACCAGAATTATGGTTGGTACAATCTTAACGAAGCAAAAGCGGTACTTGGTTCTGGCGGTTATTATATTCGTCTGCCTAAGCCTATACCGTTAAGGAGGAAGTAACATGGGCGTCATAACGGCAGTTAAAGGTTTCGGTCGTAACTGTAAAATGAAACTTATCAAGCATAGTCCTGAACTTTGTTTGATATTTGGAATAGCCGGAGTTGTAGGCGGAACTGTATTGGCTTGCAATGCAACTCTTAAGGTTAAAGATAAGATAGATACGCGTGACGAAAAGATCAATGCTATCAAAGATAAGTATACTAAGACTCTCGAAGTTGATGAGAACGGTGAGACTACAGTTAGCGTATATGATAATAAAGAGTGCAAGAATGAAATAACTAAGGTTCATGTCATGACCGCGCTTGATATTGCCAAGGATTATGCTCCTGCAGTTATATCTACAGGTGTAAGTATAGGTCTTCTGTGTGGTGGTCATCATACTCTCAACAAGAGATATTTAGCTATGACAGCTGCGTATACGGGTCTTCAGAAGACATTTAACGATTATCGTTCGAATGTTCGTATCAGGTTTGGCGAGGATATTGACAAAGAACTTCTTTATGGAGTAACTAATGTCGTAGTGACTAATCCTGAAACGAATGAAGAGCAGACATTACCTTGCACTGATATTTCTCAGTACGATGTTAATGAGAACGATACACGAGTGCTGTTCTGTGAGACGTCTCCGTTCTGGACAAAGGATCCTGAGGAGAATCTTAATCTTATCGAGCTTACAATATTTAATATGAATAATAAGCTTGAAAAGAGAGGTAAAGAGAACGGTAAACATGCTGTTCTGTTCCTTAATGAGGTTCTGGATGCGTTCGGTTTACCTCGTACATCAGCAGGTCAGTATCTTGGATGGCGTTATGATCCTGAAGTTACGCACAAAATAGATGCTGGTATATATAATGCCGCTCATACGATGGACAAGGGTGCTATCAGATTTCTTGATGGTGTTGAACCTTGTATTTGGATGAACTTTAATGTAGACGGTAACGTTCTGCAGTATGTATAATTAACAATGCCGCTCCTTGATATTTAGCATCGATGCATCGAGGGGCGGTTATTATATTTGTGGAGGTATATCATGGCATACATAAAACTCGCAGATGGTTCGACGTTTCAAGGAGTGGATGCAGACGTAGCTAAAGCAGTTATGTCATATTCTGCGAAACAGCGTAATGCGAACCTGACCGATTTGTCAAACATAAGTATTTCTCCAGAGATCACAAAAATTGTGGAGAAAGTACCTGTGGAAGTAGAAAAGATCGTAGAGAAAGCTGTACAGGTACCAGTGCTTCCCGAAAGACCTTTAACTCAAAATGAAATAGCGTTTCTTAGAGAAATGAAGAGAATGTCGTATAGACAGAAAAACATAGATAGCGCTATAGGTCTGGGAGTTGGAATTCTTTGTTTAGGCGGAATGGCCGCATTAATCATTTACAGCGCAAAGAATTCTAAGTAAATTTATATTTAAGGAGATTTGGAGACATGATTACTGGAATATTACTTGCATCGGCATTGATATTTTCTGTACCAGAAGATGTTGATACCGATTTCAAAGCGTATATGGATTATAGATACATCACCTGCAAGTCAAGTCCTCAGTATAAACTTCAGCAGTACGCATGGACAGACGAGAATGGACTCAGGAGATACGATGACTATTATCTTGTAGCTCTTGGATCATATTATTCTACTACTGTCGGCGATTGCTTCAAAATAACACTCGACACTGGTGAAACTTTCAACGTCATGGTCGGTGATTGCAAGGCCGATTGTGACACTGACAGTAAGCATATGTATCATCCAATGCGCGATGGTGGCGGTAATGTGATCGAGTTTATTGTCGATACAAAATCTCTTCCTCGCGAAGTTCGACAGATGGGTACAGTATCCGCGATTGATATTTTCGAGGGTAATGTCGAGTCTATCGAAAAGATCACATATCAAGAAAAAGGTTATTAATAAAGCTTTTAAAAGGGCTATAGTTTCTATGTTAGGAGTGAAACGTTAAATGAACTTAAAAGGTGTAATGATATTTGTAGCCGGTGTTGGTGTAGGAGCTGTTGGCGGATATTTTGTCACCAAGAAGCTTATGCGCGAACATACTGAAGCTGAAATACAATCTGTAAAAGATGCGTTCAAACAGATTGCCGAGGAAGAAAAGAAAGCTCTGGAAACTTCTGATAAAGAAAAAGAAGTTGCCGTACGTCTTAACGAATACAGAGGCGAGGATATGAATGTTGAACGTAGGTCAGGTGACACCGAAATAGGCAACAAGAGACATCTTGAAGAAAAGAAGGACGAGCCGTATTGCATCGATCCTGATTTGTTTGCCGAGGAGTACGAAACAGAATACCTGACGTATTACGCAGACGGTGTGTTAGCTTATGATGATACTGGCGAAATAATAGAACACCCTGACGAAGTGATAGGCAAGGAGAACCTCTATCATTTCGGCGAATTTGAAGAGGATATGCTGTATGTTCGCGATCCTGTTGATAAGGTTGACTATTCAATAGCTCATAGCGACAAACCGTATCCGGATAGGGGATAGCACACATGACACGTGTTGAAGAACTTTACTTTAGTTGGCTCTGTAAAAAGATTGCCAACGAGCGAGTATTTCCTCGGTATAAGAAGCTCTTCAAGACTTTATATTCTACACGCTTTAGGTATGAACAGATGAAGCCGTTCGATGTTGAGAGAGCAAAGGACGGCTTATCTATGAGATATCTATTCGAAAGGAAGATGGATGAGTATCTACATGGAGTAAGCGGAAGAGAATTCATAGAGTTTGAAGAAGCTCCTAGTAACATGCTGGAAATGCTAATTGCTCTAGCCGTTCGTATTGAAGATAGTATAATGGGTAGTGCATCCGAAGGAGACCGAACAAGTCAATGGTTCTGGGAGATGCTATCTAATTTAGGTATCGGATATATGGGCGATAACCAGTTCAATCAAAATGAATTCGATCGATGCATTAATAACTTTCATAACTACACATACGATGCAACAGGTAAAGGTTGTATGTTTCGATCGGAAAAGTATAGTATCTATCAGATGTCTGAAAAAGATATTTGGTATCAGATGCAGGCACACCTTAATGATGTGATCAAGTATAATATACATTAACGTGGTGGAGGTATTACTATGAATGAAGTAATCATTAGGCAGTTTGCTCTTGATATTGAGAGAAACGCAAGAGAAGTTGAGAGAATGTCCAAGCAGGTTAAGCGCATGAGAAGAAGAACCGTGTTTGCTTGTGTTCTTGCTGGTGCTGCAATTGGTTATGCGGTATTTCTCGATCAGCATGTTGAAAAGAAAGTAAGAGAAGTAAAGAATTATGTTAACGATCGTGATATCTACGGAATCGATGACACTAACTCATAACACTTGATATTTTACCGAAAGGAGGTGAGATAGTGTGCTTGATTTCATGAAGGTATGCATGGTTACTACTAAAACAGGTATAGAAATATATCCTAAGTTTATAGTAAAGAAGTCTAAGGACCTCATGGTAAAAGGTGGCGATTTCTACGCTATTTGGTGTGAAGATAAGGGCTTATGGTCGACTGATGAGGATGATGTAACTCGTCTGATTGATCGCGAGATTGATATTTTCGCCGAAAAGTATAAGGAGTCAACTAATAATGTTGTAATTAGATACATGTGGGATGGCGATAGCGGTGTTATTGACAAATGGCATAAGTATTGTCAGAAGCAGATTCGTGATAGTTTTCACAATCTGGATGAAACATTGATATTTGCTGATGCTGAAGTCAAGAGGAGCGATTATGCCACTAAAAGACTGTCATACTCACTTGCAGATGGCGAACCTGAAGCATGGAACTCTCTGGTTAACACTTTATATTCTCCAGAAGAGAAACATAAAATTGAGTGGATTATTGGTTCCATCGTATCTGGTGACAGTAGAACGTTACAAAAGTTCGCTGTGTTCTATGGTTCATCAGGTACGGGTAAGTCTACTATTATTAATATTATTGGTTGGCTCTTTGACGGATATTGTCACGATTTTAGTGCAAAGAATCTTGGTTCAGCATCCGATCGATTTGCTCTTGAGGCATTTGCTCAAAATCCTTTAGTAGCGATCGATCATGAGGGTAAACTTAATAAGATAGAAGATAACACTCGTCTTAATCGTATAGTCTCGCACGAGCCGATACAGGTAGACGAGAAGTTTAAGAGAACGTATTCAAACGTATTTCATTCTCTTCTTATCATAGCGACAAACGAACCTGTAAAGATTACTGATGCTAAGTCAGGTCTTCTTAGACGATTAATTGATATTTCACCTACTGGTAATTTGGTGTCTCATAACGAATACTTCAGACTGTTGTCTCAAATCAAGTTTGAACTTGGTAAGATAGCAAAACATTGTCTTGATATTTTCGTAGAGAATCCTAATTATTACGATACGTATGTCCCAGTGAATATGCTTAGCGCAACAAACGACTTCTATAACTTTATTGAGGACAGGATATTTGAACTTAATAGAGATGAAGGAGTTACGCTTAAGTCTGCATGGGAAACATATAAGAATTATTGCGACGATGCAAATATGCATACTTTACCTCTAAGGATATTTAAAGAAGAACTTGCTAATTACTTTGACGAAGTTGTGGAAAGTACATATTTACCGGATGGGACGCATGTCAGAAAACTTTATCGGGGTTTCAAAGCATCAAAACTCGAAAAGAATGATGTTAAGAAGACTGTTCCTGTTCGTAAGAATTTAACTACATGGCTAGACCTTAAAGAGCAATCGTCTCTAATTGATATTTTACTGGCGGAATGTCCAGCACAATACACCACAGATGATGAAAAGCCATTGTCTGCGTGGAGTAAGGTGAAGACTAAACTCAAAGACATTAATACTAAAGAGCTTCATTACGTTCGAGTACCAGAGAATCACATAGTCATTGACTTTGATATTCGTGACAAAGATGGAAACAAGTCACTCGAACTAAATTTGAAAGCTGCTAATAAGTTTCCTAAGACATATGCCGAAACTAGTAAATCTGGTGGAGGTCTGCATCTTCATTATTTATATTCTGGAAACGTTGATGATCTCAGTAGAATTTATGATGAGGGTGTTGAAGTTAAAGTCTTTATAGGGAAACAATCTTTGAGAAGGAAACTCACACTTTGCAATGATATTCCAGTGGCAACCATATCGAGCGGATTACCACTGAAAGGAGTGAGACCCGTGGAAGATTTCCGCATTCAGAACGAACGACAACTCAGACGACGTATAGCACGCTGTCTCGCTAAAGAAGTTCATCCTGACACGACCAGTAATATTAACTTTATATTTGAAACACTTGAAGAGGCGTATAGGTCAGGCATTGTGTATGACGTTACTGATCTTCGTGATGACGTATGTGCATTTGCTGCTGGTTCTACGCATCAGGCAGAAGGATGCTTAAAGAAAGCGCTCAAAATGAAATTTAAGTCGGACGATATTTCCGATGCAAAAGTTCAAGACGGCGATTTGGTATTCTTCGATATAGAAGTGTTTCCTAATTTGTTTCTTGTTAACTACAAGAAAGCTGGAGACAATCCAGTAATACGCATGATCAATCCTAGACCAGTTGATATTGAAAACTTGCTTAAGTTTAAGCTCGTAGGTTTCAATTGTCGTAAGTATGATAACCATCTTATTTACGCTAGACTGATGGGATATTCTAATGAAGCGTTATATGAATTATCTCAGCGAATAATAACTAAAGGTGATAAAGATTGTTTCTTCTCGGATGCATATAACATATCTTATACAGATGTTTATGATTTCTGTTCTAAGAAACAGTCTCTTAAGAAATGGGAGATTGAGCTTGGTATACATCACGTAGAGCTTAATCTTCCGTGGGATAAGCCTGTACCCGAATCTTTATGGGACACCGTTGCTGAATATTGTGATAACGATGTTATTGCAACAGAAGCTGTATTTAATGAAAGATATTCTGACTTTAAGGCCAGAGAAATACTTGCTGACTTGTCTGGATTGACTGTAAATGACACCAACAATCAGCATACTACGAGAATTATATTTGGTGGCAATAAAGATCCTCAATCACAGTTCAATTATCGTTTCATGGGGATACCTATTAAAGATGTCAATGATATTCTTGAGGACGTTCCTAATATGGATTGTGATTGGAACTATACTGTATTTAAAGACCACAAACCGGTATTCCCGGGTTATACATATTCTAAGAGCGAGAAAGGCGTATGGGAGTCGTGGTATCGAGGCGAGCTCATAGGCGAAGGCGGTTACGTTTATGCTGAACCGGGTATTCACTATAATGTAGCTCTGCTTGATATTGCGTCAATGCATCCTCATTCTATTAAAGCCGAGAATTTGTTTGGCGATATTTACACTAAGAGATTTGTTGATCTTCTTGATGTACGTATATACATTAAACATAAAGAGTATGATAAAGTACGTAATATGTTTGATGGTAAACTCGCTAAGTATCTCGAGTCTGAAGAAGAGGCTGAAGCACTTTCGTCTGCGCTCAAAATACCTATTAACTCTGTATATGGGTTAACATCTGCTAAGTTCAAGAACCAGTTTAAGGATCCGCGTAACATCGATAACATTGTCGCTAAGCGTGGAGCTCTGTTCATGGTGAATCTCAAACATGAAGTTCAGGCTCGTGGGTTTACTGTGGCTCATATAAAGACAGACTCGATCAAAATACCTAATGCAAACCGTGAAATCATCCAGTTTGTGAACGATTACGGTAAGCTTTATGGGTATACGTTCGAGCATGAGGCAACATATGAGAAGATGGCTCTTGTCAACAACGCAGTATATATTGCTAGATATTTAGACCCTGCTAAGTGTCAGGATTATTATGGCTATATTCCTAAAGACAATTCCAAGAAGTATGAGAAACATGGTGGTTGGACAGCTACAGGTAAAGAGTTCGACGTTCCTTATGTATTTAAGACTCTCTTTAGTCATGAGGATATTGACTTCTATGATCTTGGCGTTACAGTCAACGTGAACACTTCTTTATATTTGGATATGAACGAAACACTTCCTGACGTATCAGAGCAGGAGAAAGAACTCGGTAAGGCTAAGGCTGCTCTTAATAAGATGAATCTTCCCGATGTAGCAATTTCGAGTCTGCCGGTCAAGTATCGTGGCATGTCTGAAAAGGAAATACTTAAGGAAATTGATATTCTTAACGCAGAAATCGAGAAAGGTCACGATTATAGGTTCATTGGTCGTGTTGGTTTGTTCATACCAGTTACTCGTGGTGGCGGTAAACTTGTTCGTAAGACGGATGAGGGTTATGCGTTTGCTGCTGGAACTAAGGATTATCGTTGGCTTGATAGCGAATCAGTCAAGGCTCTTAAGGATAAAGGCGAAGACATCATTGATATTTCGTATTATAGACAGCTTGTTGACGACGCATATGAAAACATTACCCAATATGGCGATTTCTTTGCGGATGATGACGGATTACCGTTTTGATATTCGCAATTAAACCATACGCTTATATGGAGATAAATGTAAATAGTTTAACGGTGAAAACGCCGAATCAGAACTTATATGAAAATTCGGAGCTTATGGGTTCGAATCCCATTTTACCTTTGTCTTTATATTTTTTATTAAAAATTTTTTATAAGGAGGACTTTCAAAATGAAAGTATCAAAGGCAATCATTGGAGCAGCAATCGGAACAGCAGTTGGTGGCACAGCTGGATATTTTATCGGTCGTGAGGTCGAGAAGAGAACCGCTGAGGCAGACGGCGTTGAACTCATCGAGACAGAGATAGAGGAGACTCCTGCTCTCGACACTGTTGACGGTGACACAGACGTCGAGGAGGCTTGATATTTATGCCAGAGAATAGTTTTTACGAGAACAATGGCTATGTGACTTTTGTTCTCAACGACGTCGAAATGAGAGCCAATCCTAGGGAAAGACATGGTCCTGAGGATAAGTACAATCGTAACTTTGCAGGCGAGACAAGAGTTATAAAGCCTAAGGTTGGTCGTGAATTTAAGACTGACGAGAGGTTCTGTAACATCACTGTTCCTAAGGACATGGTCGATGTATTTAAGCAGTACGAGATCGATATGTGGGAGACTACGCCCAAGGACGATATCGATGTAGCGGATCCTGTTTATATTACAAAGATCAAGCTTACTTTCGGTTCGAAGACCATAGTTAAGCTCGTAGCTCCCAAGAAGCGTCCTGTTGATCTCACTGAAGAGACTGTCGGTATTATCGATGATATGCATGTTCGCGGTATCGACGTGGTTCTCGGTCGTGGTAGAGAGAAGAAGAATAATGGTAAGTACCAGCTTTGGATTAATACCATGTATGTTTATCAGGATATTCCTGAGGATGCATTTGCGTATAAGTTCAAAGATCTCGATTATGAGGATGACGACAGAGACAATCCCTTTCCCGATTGATTTCTGATGTTTAAGAGGAGTTGTGTGATTACATGCAGCTCCTCATTATATTTTTAAAGGAGTTAATAATTTATGATCTACAGCGATTACGATATTAGAGAAGCACTTTCTAGCGGTCACATTGTTATAGACCCTATTTCTGAAGGACAGATACAGCCTGCTTCACTCGATTTAAGACTAGGTAATCATTTTCTGGTTCCCGAGCCTCTCCATAAGGCCAATCTTTGCTCTAAGATACATTACAAGAGCATCAACAACAATAAGTTCGTACTGTTTCCCGGACATATGATCCTTGCTACAACTCTCGAGAGGGTAAGCTTGCCTCTTGATATTTGTGCTAGACTTGAAGGTAGATCGTCTATCGGTCGCATGGGTCTCTTTATTCATAACGCTGGTTTCATCGATCCCGGTTTTGACGGTCAGATAACTCTGGAGCTCGTAAACACAGGCAATTCATCTATCCAGCTCGAAACAGGTCGTAGAATTTGCCAGATAGTATTTGAGGAGCTCAAGAATCCTTCTGAGAGAGGTTATCGTGGCAAGTACCAGCATCAGAACGGCGCTACGGGTTCGAGGATCTATCTCGATAACGAGGCTGTTCAGAGACTTAAGCACGAGAATTATGTACGTCTTGCTGATGAAAACGTGGATGAGGGCGAGATGGAAGATGTTAGCACTGGAGCAGGTCTTGAAGAAAGAGAAGAAGTAATCGACTAATTTATATTTCATTTGACTTTAATAAAGGAGATTTATATTTATGGAATTTAATAATAATAACCCTCTTACTATGAAGAAGCTCTATGAGATGATTATGGAATCCGATGCTCAGATTGCTGAACTCAATACTAGATTCGGTGATTCTATTAAGTCTATTAATAAAGACATGATCACGAAGGGCGATCTTGATATTTTCAAGTATCAGCTTAAAATGAGAGATGATCGTGTAGACGCCAAGATTAACGATGTCAATAAGATTCTCAGACAGCACTCCGATCAGCTCTTTAAGCACGATGAAAGTATTGAGAATGTAATCACCGAGATGGACAACATTAGTGAAGATGCTCAGGAAGATCGCGAAACTATCGATTATCTCAAGGAGAAGGTTGCGGATTCCGATCTTAGAATTAGACATAAGATTAAGAATATGATCAAGTCCGGATATACTGTAGACGAGGTAGCTGATGCTCTTGATCTTCATCGTTCCGAGGTTACTAGTGTTATTGCTGATGATGACATTGAGGAAGAAAGCAAAGAAGGTCAGTATTGGTGGATTCCTAAGAAGATGCACAATGAATTCGTCAAAGTAGCTAAGGTCAATAATATTCAGGACCACGTTGATTACGACGAGGATGAGGAAGAAGACGTCGTAAATCATCCTAGCCATTATACGGATGGCAAGTATGAGGTTATAGACTTCATTGAACAGTATCAGCTATCGTATCATGCAGGTAATGCTGTAAAGTATATTTCTAGAGCTGGTAAGAAGGACGAAGACAAGTTTATGGAGGACCTCAAGAAGGCGGAATGGTATCTGTTCAGATATCACAATTATATTCTGTCGAAGTCCGATCACTGTGTTTTGACCGGTCATCCTTATAGAGACAGAATCGATGTTGCTGACTATTGTAAGGATAAGAAACTCGGTTATGAGCTTACTGCCGTAATAAACTTTATAGCTATGGGTGAAATCTATAACGCATATCTCACACTTCACAGCTATATTGGCTATTGCGAAGAGCTTGGTCACGAGTAAGTAATTGATATTTAAAGGAGGCGTTTCCCTTGGCTGAAACCACCGAAATGTTCGTAGAGTTTGAAAAGTTCTGTAAAGACTGCAGATACTACGACAAAAGTGAGACGGAAGATCCTTGTTACGAGTGTCTCACAAACCCTGTTAACTACAACTCACGTAAACCACTGATGTTCAAGGATGCGCTGAGTAAACACGATAATAAAGGACAGAAGGATAAGTAATGTTTGGTTTACGAGATTATCAGTTCGCAGCTATTAGAGAGTTACACGATGGCTGCATATTATGTGGTGGCGTAGGTTCTGGTAAATCTCGTACGGCCATAGCTTATTACTTCGACCTGTGTGGCGGTGATATTTATGGAGACGAGTACGAGCCTATGTGGGATACTGCAGAAACTCGAAAAGATCTCTATATTATCACCACTGCACGTAAGAGAGATACTTTGGAATGGGATGACGAACTCGTCCCTTTCCATCTCTCAACTAGTGACGAAATGAATCGTTATAAGTACCATCATGTAGTCATTGATTCGTGGAATAACATTCACAAGTATAAGGACGTAGAGGGAGCGTTCTTTATATTTGATGAGCAGCGAGTCGTAGGTTATGGGAAGTGGAGTAAGACTTTCATTAAGATAAGTCGTAGGAATAACTGGATTCTGCTGTCGGCAACTCCGGGTGATACATGGTCGGATTATATTCCGGTCTTTATCGCTAATGGTTTCTATGCTAATAAGACAGAGTTCGAGAAACAACATGTTATTTGGAAAAGGTTTAGTAAGTTTCCTCAGATTGATCGTTATGACAATGTGGGGAGACTTATTAGACTTCGTAATGCTATTTTGGTCGATATGGACTTTCAGCGACAGACGGTTAGACACCACAATGATATTTTCTGTGAGTTCGACAGAGACAAGTACAAACAAACAATAAAGAGTCGATTCAATCCCTATACAAACGAACCCATATTAAATGCTGGCGAGTTATGTTATACACTCAGAAGAATAGTCAATGAGGATCAGAGTCGAATTGATATTTTACGAGGGCTTGTGAATAAACATGGTCGAGTGATTGTTTTCTATAACTATGACTACGAGCTTGATATTTTGCGTAGTATCAATTATGGTTCGGATGTAGCTGTAGCGGAGTGGAATGGACACAGACATGAGCTCATACCTAAGACTAAGAAGTGGGTTTATTTGGTTCAGTATACTGCTGGTTGCGAAGGATGGAACTGCATCGAAACAAACGCTGTGATATTTTACAGTCAGACGTATTCATACAAGCAGTTAGAACAAGCATGTGGACGAATCGACCGACTTAACACTCCATACATCGATTTATATTACTATCATTTGCGTTCCAAGGCTTCTATTGATCTTGCTATTAATGGTGCACTTAATAAAAAGAAGAAGTTTAACGAGCGTAAGTGGTGTGAAGCGTTCTTTTGATATTTTCAACGATCTTTAATCTCGCAATAAATACATCTCCTTATATGGACTAGATGTCCTAATATTTATTTTTTGGAGGTATTATTATGAATGAAAATGTAAAAAAAGTAGGCAAAAATAATTGCATCGAGGTAAGAACTTTAAAAGGATACGATTATGGTGAATTACAAATGATATTTGACGGCACAACAGTACCCGCATATAATTTATATGACATTATAACCTATGTAATAAGATGCAGCGAATACGATGTTTTTTCGGAAATATCAGATTCAATAACTGAGTTTATAGACACTTGGTTTACTGAAGATGAAATCGATAACAAAGTAAAAACGCTAAAAATGATAGTACATTGGTTTATGGATGTTATGTGCGCGTATCACGACGAAGACGGAAGCGATTGTATTCATAAATCACTTTTGATAGAAAATACCGAGATCGACGCATTTATAGAAATGAAAATGATAAGAATAATATTCAAGAAAATAGGTTGATTAAACGAGACTGGGGAGTAACATTCCCTTTCTCTTTTAGTTTTATATTTGGAGGAATAACTAATGAAAGTAATAGCTGCTAATAGGATAGTAGAAGAGACTAAATCTTTACTCAGTAAGGAACATATACCTATTGATATTTCTAAGGATGGTGAATATAGGAATAAGTATGATGTGCATGGTAACACGTTTCTCAAAGCTATGAGGATGCTTAAGAGAGAAGGCTATCCTATTTATCAGACTAGGTATAGAGGAGCAAACGGAGAATGGAGAGTAGCAAGGGTAGTGTGTCCTAAAGGAACTAAACGATATGAGGTGTTTCGAAAATACTACACCAGAACAGATTAATAAGGAAAGGATCGATAGCGGGATGCTTGATATTTTCCAGAAACTTTGTACACAGCTCGTGGAGGACATGGATGAACATGTGTCGGGTGAGAAGTATGAACTCGGTACAATTCGCACCATAACTCACGAGGATTTGCAGGAATTTGATGAGAAGATAAATCGACTTACACGAGGTAAAGACTATGATATTTGTCTCTTTCATCCACGTCGTATAAGATGTGACGATGACGAGCATGTGTATTGTAGACTCACGACTGTGGGTTCAGGTAGCACAATACCTTTTAATCCTGACAGTCCGTGTAAGGTTAATTATCATATTTGTGTTAATGTTGAAGATAAGGAGAAAAATGTATGAGTTTAACTGTTAGAGATTTGGCTGTTATATCGCTATATACAGAAATTGTTCTGGTTGAGGGTGAAGATCTTAAGTATATGTATGATGTTTTAGAAAAGCTTGAGGGTAGACCAGTGTATACTCATGAAATACCTGACTTAGCAGACAAGTATAAAGATGAGATTAAAGAAATGGTTCGTGATATTTATGAGAGAGCTAAGGTTTCAGATAATCTTGAAAAAACAGTACAGGATGACGCATATAAAATTCAAATGGCATGGAAAAATCTGTTAACAGACCCTCCAGAACCGGCTAAAGGACCTTGTGGATTATGCGATAACTGTGAATGTGAAAAGGAGTAATCGGTTATGAAAATCATAGTAGATAACATTGAGGGTTTTGAAATTCCCTTGATATTTGACGATCAGGAGATTAAGATGATCGAGTTCGAGAAAGAGGAAAGAAAAGACGAAACGCCTTTACCTAAGGGTTTTCCTAAAAACTATCCCGGTCAGACATCTTCATATGTAACTAAGCCCATCTACACCATCACTATGTCATTCAAAGATGGCGAACAGAAAAAACTTATATTTGAGATGGCTGATCGTCAGCTTTGGGTACAAGCGCTTAATAAGCTCTCTGGTATAGACTTTACAAAGCTTAAGAGGAGTGATATTTGATGAGTAAAAAGTCTAATAGACGAAAGTTCATACGTAATATTAGAGAGCAATATGGCACCCTTGATGAATCTATTGACTTTCATGTTACTATCACTACCTATGCGCTAGCTAAAGAGAATAGCCGTAATGATTGTCATGAAGAGTTTA